CGATACCTTGAGCGCTAACACTCACATAGAAACTGATAAATTACAAGCTAGAAGCGATGCGGGACTTTTGTTGTACGATGATGGTGGAAACGGTATGACCATATCTGACGGGGGCAACATTGAAACTTCTCACAATTTTACCATACAAGGCTCATTGGATGTTAAAAATAACCTAAATACTTTTGGGGCCATATCCACTAATTCTTATATAGAAACTGATACATTAAGGGCTAGAAACGATGCAGGGCTTTTGTTGCAAGATGATGATGGAAACGGTGTGACTATATCTGATGGCGGTAATGCATCTTTCACTCATAAACTAAAAGTTGTCGGAGCTTCTGAGTTTGAAAATTCCTTATCTTACGCGCAATCTAATTTTGTTAATGTAATTCGACCTCAAGGTTCTTTTTATAATTCTGGATCGGCAAGCGGTTATATAAAAATTACCTTACCTCAATCGTGGACGTCTAATCTTATAAGTTTCGATCTCTCTGTTACTCAGACAGATACACAAAATGACACAAATTCTTTTACGTTAAAAATTGCGGGAGAAAATAATAACTCATCTAATTCTTGGGAGCATGTTTCTGCTCAAGTTATTTCTTCAAATACAGAAAAGGACTATAATGTGCGATTTGGTCATGATGGATCTAAATGCGCGATATACATTGGAGAGTTTAATAGTTCGTGGTCTAGTCCAATTATTAATTTATTTAATTTTGTTGCATCTTACAACTCTTCTTCTTCTTCTCACGAAGACTGGTCTCAGGGCTGGAGTATATTGATAGTTGATCAATTGGGCGATATATCTAATACTGCAATTGCTCATTTAATTGCTACATCTTTAGATTTAAGAAGTTCAGATCTTGCTTCGGATCATTATTTAATATTAGGTTCTCAGCAAACAAACGAAAGTAAACCTTATACTAGCAATAAATTATTCTGGGACTCCTCTTCTTCGGCTTTATCTATTACTGGCGGAGTAAAAGTAGGGGGACTGCTTACTATCGAAAGCGATGGTTATGTACCTTGGAATAAAGTTAAAGACGCTCCGTTCAAGGGGTATACTTTAGAAGATATTATACCCTGGGTATCTTCAAATAATTTTGAAGACGGAACTTTGGTTAGGACAGACATACCTGCAAATGTCAGTGATGGAGCTTCTTATATTATAGAGGTTACTGGTAAGAGTTATAGTTCTAATAATCCTCCTTTTCGTTGGATAGCTCAAGGACATATTTCTCAAGGTACTATAAGAAATCATAGTGGTCTATCTGAGTCTGGATATTCTCCGGCTTATATGAAGGTTTTAAAATATACTGATGATAATCTAGCTTTTTGGTGGCCGAGAGTGAGCGACTCTAATTCTTTTGCGGTTCAAGTAAGGTATGCTGGAGACGAGTGGAATAATAGGGTTATTGGTATTTCCAACTCTACATTACCCACAAGCAATAAAATTGTTCAAACGGATATTAAAAAATCTTGGACAGAATATAATGATGGTCATAATTCTGGTTTGGATGCAGATACTGTTGATCAATTACATGCAAGTAGTTTTGTGAGAAATGATGATACTTCTAATCAAACAATACCTAGTAATCTAGAAATATCAAAGCAATTAAATTTAACTCAAACTGAAACTACAATTGCCGGAGCTAATTTAGGTAATGCAAGTTTACTAATAGGGTCTTCTGAGCAGGGCATTGGTATTGATACAAATGAAATTTATGCATCTGGAGCTAATTTATATCTTGGAGTTATAAATGCAAATGATATTGTGTTCAAAACAAACGATGGTAGTGAAAGCTCGTCTTCAACTAAAGCTGTATTAAATTCAAGTGGTAAATTTGCTATAGGAAGAAGTAGTGCTGTGGCAGAGTTTTCTGTTTATTCTGGCACTCAAGGATTTGAAGTTAGACCAAATAATGGTAGCGCTGGAAATGGTACTCTTGTAGAATACTTATCAAGAGACGCTAATAGTAGCCAAACCAGTTACAATAATCATAGAAGCATTGCGACGGAACATAAATTTGATGTTAATGATGGTACAAGTTTAAGTACTGCTTTGTATTGTGATTCTTCAGGCAACGTTGGTATCGGTACAACTTCTTTAAGTAATACTTTAACTTTACGAAAATCAAGCGAGGGTCAAGCAGCTCATGGTTTGCGTATCGAATTTGAAGATGATACTGAAGGGGCTGTAGTTCAAACAACTTCTGAAATTAATGCTGGGCCTGATGGTTTGGTTTTTTCTAATTTAAATAACTCTAGAAATTTTATTTTTAGCGGAGGAAAGATTGGGGTTGGTATTACAAATCCAAGCCACACACTTCAAGTTTTAGGAGACTTTGGGATTGGAGATAATTCAGGAGATACAGGAATTAGTGACGGAATTATTTTTAACTCTACTTCAACAAGTAATTACAGAAACTTCATACAACACACAAACGAAGGATTAATCTTTTCCAATACATCTTCATCTGGCAGTAATCGGGACTACATTTTTGAGGACGGAAGGGTTGGTATTGGTTTGATAAATCCCACTCAAGAATTAGAGGTCGTTGGTAATATTAGGTTAGCCAATTGGCTTAGGGCTTCAGGCGATTTACTTTTAGTTGCAGATGATAATAATGATAATAGTGGTTCGGCAATTCGATTCATGGTCGATGGCACAACTACCGAAACAAATGAAAAAATGAGGCTGTCCAGCGTGGGGTATTTGGGAATAGGCACTATTGACCCCAAGAACAAGCTTCATGTTGATTATAGTGTCACTGCGAGCGTTGCGAATTTAAGTGAGGTTAATGACTATTCTGCGATTAGGTTTGGACCATTTCGCCCAGATAATGATACGAATTTATATATTGGCGGAGCAAGCGGAGCAAGGCCAATGCTACAGGCTAGGGATAGTGGAGCGACAGGCACTGCTAAAGATTTGCTTTTAAATCCTTTTGGGGGTTATGTTGGAATTGGCACTGCGACTCCATCATACAAGCTGGATGTTGATGGAAATACAAGAATCACTGGCGATTTGATTGTTGATGGAGTTGTTTCTGTAGCAGACTCTACTTCAAGGATATCTGTAAGCCATACAGATTCTGGTTATGCTAGTCACAAGTATTATTTACTTTTGATTAAATACGATTCTAATAGTTATGCAGCTGGAAAAATAATCGGATTTCGTCAAGGATCTAGCGAAGCATTTCGATTTCTTGATACTTATATAAATGTTGCTTCTACATCTTACCCTGAAGCTCCAACAGATACAGAAGGTACAATGTCTGCGTTCAGAGATAGAACTTGGACAACAGGCGGAGATGCTTTTGGAGAATTTTCTAGGGTCACTTTTAATTCTGAATATTATCTTGCTTTAGAAATAGATTCAGGAGCCAATATTCATGCTATGAATTGGGATTTTGAAGGAAGAACAAATGCAAGATCAGATCCAAACTTCTTTACTATAAAAAGAGATGATCAAGTTACATATAATAATACTTATGTTGATTATAAAAGATTAGACTCTCATTTATTTTCTAATCAATCTGGCTTTCTTGGAGTAAAAAATTCTGATCCTAAATCTATATTGGATGTAAAGGCAGATGGGTCAAATAATATATATCGAGCAACAGATACAAACGACTATTCTAGATGGAGAATTGATCAAAGCTACAATATGTATTTTAGTGATGCAAATCAAGCTGATAAATCGATATTTAAAAATGATGGTAGAGTAGGTTTGGGAACAACAACTCCTTGGACGCCATTAACTATCACAAAGACATACGGGGATTACGGGTCAGATGGAGCGAATGATGATATTGCTATAGCTCTTGACCAAAGCCAAGCTAATAAGGGTATAGGGTTGAGGTTTAAAACAGGACATCTGTATTACCAAAACTTAATTGACTCATCTGGAACGCTTCATTGGAAAAGTTATACTTCTGGCAATTACAGAAGTAGGCTTTTATTGACTCAAGCTGGAGCTTTGTCTTTAGGCTCTCCAGGAAATGGGGAAAATGCTTTTGGTAGATTCTTGTCGTTTGAGGGTAATACGGATTCTAGTGGCGAAGCTAGCTCTAGAATATTTTTTACAGAACACAATCGTACTACAGGCAATCAAGACGCCTATGGCATGAGCCTTGCATATCGTGGTGGTGGTACATCTATAACTAGCGCAGCTGGTGGTAATTGGACTGGTTTGACTCAAATCGGAAATGGTGAGTGGGCTATGTTTGGTCACAATGCAAGTGATACTGGTACTGTTATTATGAAAGGTGATCGCGCCGGAACATACATTCATCAAAATGCCAATGTAACTATCGAGGGAGATGTTTCTGCTGCATCTTTAAAAACAAGCAGTTGGACTATTGACGAGGATTCAAATGGGGATTTAATATTCTCTTATTCATAATGGCTGTAAAATTAAAATATAAAAAAAGCATAAATGAGTTGGAGACCCTTGGATTTTATGACGAAGTACTTTATACAGAGTCTGCAGGAATTGGAGCAAACAGAAAAGGGAAGTTATTAAAAAGCGACGGCACTTTTATTGGTACAGAATGGTCTGAAGACCAAGATATTTTATACGGAAACTCGGGATTAACTCCGGATCTAGGAAATTTCTCAACACCATACTTAGGTTATACTCAAACTAATATCTCTGTTACTACTAGAGATCTTGCAACAAGACACGGAAATAGATATGGGTTTGTGATTCATAGATATCCGAACATTGCAAGCACATTAACCTGGGGAGGAATAAATCTCGTACCACCTGCTGATTTGATGAGGGTTTCTGGCGCTAGGTTTAGATTGAGTTTTGATTATCGAGGATATTCCATTCCTTATAATATGGAAGTTTATCAAAGTTTTTCAACTGGTTGGAGTAGTTATAGTGTTGGCTTACCAACTCCGTGGAGTTCTCCGGTTTCATCTTTTGATACAGACTGGGAGTGGAGAAGAAAGACTCATGATTTTAGTATGAGCGACACATATTTAAATTGGATTCCAGGTTCAAATCAACAAGCTTGGGACTCGACTGTTTCATATACTGGTGGTTGGTATGGAGTAACTCACGATGGCTATCTTTATCGACATGTCAGTGGTAAAACTTCTACAATTGGGGTAACTCCAGATCAAGAATATGCGTCTGACAGAAGCAAGGTGTGGGACCTTAAGTGGCCCATGACCCCAGGTTATGCTAATGTATACAGGCACATAAAGATAGGTTTTAGTTATCAGGTTCAAAATTCTAGAGGAACTCATGTTCATATAGACAATATTAGATTAACAAATATATCAAACGGAAATTCTTTTCGTTATGATATAGAAAAAGAAAGTTGGTTTGCTGATACTCTTGTTGAAAGAGGGGTCGAGGTGTTATTGAAAGGTACAGCTTATGTTATGCAAGGAAGAAGTGATAATGGCACTGATGTATTTGCTGTAGAAGGAAATAGATATTTATCTTTAAATGGTAATGTAGTATACAATACAGGAGGTAGAGGTTTGAGGTTGGCAGTTTTTGATGCTAGTGGCGCAGTATCTTTTCAACAAACATATGATGTTCATGGTAGTGGTGTAGAGTGCGATAATTTGTATAATAAGTTAAATTCATTATCTTCAGATGATTATTGGAGTTTAAGTTCTAACGATGCAATCGGTGCAGAATCGAGACACGATACAAATCCAAGTCTAAGAAATCTTTTGGTTGCAATGGGTTCGAGAATGTGGAATCCTAACGACAATATTTATTTGTGGGAAATTAATTCAACTGCCGCAAGAAACACTTATGCTGCTGTGGGTATTGGAAATAGATTAAAAAAAGAAGACGGGTCTAATGGTTCGGATACTAGATACAAAAGAAAAGCAGTGATACAATTAAACATGTAAAATGACAGAAAAAGAACAACTAGAAAATGAGCTTGGTTTTATGACATGTGAAATCTGTGAATGTGAGTGCGAGAAGGATAGAATAGAAATGGAAAAAGTGTATAATAATAAAATACAAGAAATACTCAAGAGGCTACGCAAAATAGAAATAGAAAATGGCTAATTTAAAAGCAGGAAGTACAATAGGCGGAGAAGCAGTATTAACTGCGGGCAATATATCAAGTTATAATTTAAATTTCTTGAACGGCAATGTGGGTATTGGTACTGCGAGCCCTGGTTCAAAGTTAGAGGTAATTGCTGATTCAGTACCTGCTAACACGCCTGCTGTATGGCTGCATAATGCTGATAATCAAACAAACCGTGATGGAGTGGTTATCAGTTCAGTTAATAATAATGCGGATGCAGAAGTACTTCATGTGCGCTCAAATAATACCACCTATAATGGAGGAACTAGTCATTTACTTGTCAGGGGGGACGGAAATGTAGGTATTGGTACTGATAGTCCTGGTGCGAGGTTGCATATTAAAAATAATTACACCAATTCAAATTTACGCATAGATGGTGGAAATAGTCTTGTTTCTTTGCAATGTGTCAATGATGGAAATACAGAAAATGTTGATCTGGCGATTGGGCCTTCCTTAAACACAGTATATATAAAAAACGATGGCAAAGTCGGTATTGGTACTACGGATCCTGGCGCTCATAAATTATTTGTTAATGGTTCAGCTAATGTGCAAGGTAGGATGTATGCGGATTCTTTTTATTTAAAGAGTAGTGCATACGAGATGTGGGAGAGGGGTTATGTGGTAAATTCTACCAACCACGGAGAACTTCTAACCGAAGCCGGAGGATCATTAAGTCAAGGTGGCAGTTATCGAGTAACTGCTCATATCCCTGGGACAGGTACACACACTGGTGCTAGTGCTGTATTTTGGAATAATGATGGCACTTGGTATGTCAATCAGACCGTTCAGCCAGCCAATTATAGTAACCATGTAGGGTTTTATGTAAGTTCAGATAATAAGCCAGTTATCCGTACATGGCATACTGCTAATTACACCATTAGTGTTCTTCATGAGAGGATGCAGTTAGGTGAAAATGACACAGAAAACACTCGTCACCTGTTTGGGATGGATGGGCTGCTTAGTTATCAGAATGACGGGCGTTTATATTTAAATAGGTACCAGAAGAAAGACGACTCTAGTTCTGGGAATAAGTTAGTTCATCAGACTAGCCAGTACTCAATTTGGGATGTCTATAAGGTGTCAAGCAATGGATTTTTGATGGCACACAATGACTCAGGAGCTAATAACTTTTGGTTAGGGGCGAACACACATTACAATTCGAATGGGTGGAAATCCTTAAGCGCTGGTCGGTCTAGTTGGGGCAAGTTTGGGGGTGGTAGTACTTCTGATGTATTTGGTGTATACTCAGATACAACTACTGAGGACGGTGGGGCTATTACCACCGCAAACAATGAAATGTTTAAGGTCACCAATACGACCACCTACGATCATGGCAACACGAATATTCATACGGGCAATATTAGTAGCTATGCATTTAATGGTGGTACGGTAACTTCTGCTATTACCATACAAAACTCTAACCCTATACTAATTTTAAAGGACACGAATGGTGGTGATGCTAACAGCCAAACAGGTTATATAAACTTTACTGATAATGATAATACTTCACGAGGGTGGGTCGGTTTTGGAAGTACTGGAGATAAAATTATTTCCATCAAAAATAACATCGGTGGTATAAATTTTTTAACAGCTGCTGGCTCTACAGTACAAGCAAATAGCAGTAAAGTTTTTACTGACGCTTATCATCCAAATGCTGACCAGTGGACCACATCAAGAACTTTAACTTTAGGAGGGGATCTTTCTGGGTCAGTTAGTATCAACGGAGGATCAAATGTCACTTTAAATGCTACGGTTGCTGATAGCACCCATGACGATAGGTACGGCAGATACATGCCCAATGTCACCTTTAACAATAGCTTTTCGGGAACCTACCAGACGGCCGACTTTATTAATGAGCTAAAAAATGACTATGGTTGCTTTAACAATAACCACATATCCATGAAGGTAGGTTGGAGTTACGCTGGAAATAGGAATTTAGATACGGGAGACGGCACCATAGAGTTAGCTGGTTGCGTAATAGAAACATGGGGGCAAGGATCTTACAAGCATGTTAGGATAACTAGACCAAATACAGGAACAGGCGGACCTTCCGTGTGGGAGTATAATGATCAAGGTACAGGTTACGCGCCTGGCTGGAGAAGATTTTGGACTGATCGAGATTTTGACATATCAGATTATTGTCTGAATGATGACCCTAGGTTATCTGATGCTCGTGCTCCTATCAACCACTCTGCTGACAAAATAACTAGTGGAACGTTGAGTAGCGCAAGAATTCCTGCAGCAACAGCTACTAGTTTAGGAGGGGTTAAGGTTAGTTATGATGCAGACACACAAACACTAAGCATAACCACCACCTGATGATATGCTGTTTAAGTTTAATAATCAAGAAGTTAAACAAATAACGTTTGATGACAATGCTGTTAATTTTGTAACAGCAGAAATTTTAACCAACGGAAATACAAATGGCTCTGTTGTAGTTTGGGCGAACATACCAGATACGCCTGTTCCAAGTCATTCAAGCGTAACCACAAGCTCGGTCGTTATTTCTTGGACTGCAGTTGACCGAGCAAACAATTATACTGTTTTATTGGGCGGTTCTACATATTCAACTTCAAGCACTCAAATTACAATAAACAATTTGAGTCAAAATACATCATTTAATTATCAAGTAAAAGCCAATGGCGATGGAGGTTCTTCAGAATACTCTACTGCAAAATCCTTTACAACTTCTCAAGTATCTCTCGCGACCCCTTCTGTTTCCACAAGCAAAACTACAAGCAGCGTAACTCTTTCTTGGTCGGCAATTTCGAACGCAACTCAATATCGTATAGTGTTCAACGGAACAACTTATACTCAAACAGGAACCTCTAGGACGATTAGTGGCTTGAGTCACAATACAACTTATAGTTGGCAGGTTCGTGCAGAAGATACTTCTGGAAGTGGTTCTAGTCGTTATGCGAACTCAAGCTACAGAACTGGATCCACAACCACGACTCAAGCTGCTCTTTCGAGACCCTCTGTTTCCGCAAGTGCAACTACAAGCAGCGTAACTCTTTCTTGGTCAGCAATTTCGAACGCAACTCGATATCGTATAGTGTTCAACGGAACAACTTATACTCAAACAGGAACCTCTAAGACGATTAGTGGCTTGAGTCACAGTACAACTTATAGTTGGCAGGTTCGTGCAGAAGATACTTCTGGAAGTGGTTCTAGTCGTTATGCGAGCTCAAGCTACAGAACTGGATCCACTACCACCTCACAGCTACCAAAATACCCTGCGCCTGTTATAAATTCTGTTACCAACCATGTAGGTGGCACAGGAAATTTTACAGTTAATTTTAATAATGCTGCGTACAAATCATATACCATAGAAGCTGAAGTAACCTCTAGCGTACTTAATCTGACTAAAACATATACTCAAAACTATAGCAGTAGTAGCGCATCAACTCAAAATTTTGTAAAAGATTTATGGAGTGACTTTGGGGGATTAAGCGTACAAGTTAAATTAAGATTTAAAAATATAAGCAACTACAGGGATAGTGACTATTCAAATATTGCCAATGGCAAAGTTCCCATTAAAAAGCCAGATTTAGTAATCGTGCCAGGTGAAAATTTAGTTCGGTTAAGTCATCCAGAAGTACCTAATCACGGAAGGACTACTGTGTTTGCTAGATTCGGCAGAAGCACAACTTCGGATTCATGGAATGACGAAGATAATTGGTTACAGTGGAATCCTACAACTTTACAAGGAGCTTCATCCGATGCATCGGATTTTAGTGTTGAAGCTACTTACGCTGAGCTTCGTCAAAGAGATGCCAATTTTAATCCTTGGTATTTTCAAGGCAAATTTACAGTAGAATCTGGAGAATTACCAAACACGTTTTATGGTGATTTCGCAAACATTATAGCAGTAAATACTATACCTTCTCAGGAAATTACCATACATGGTTATGTCTCTGATGATGGAGATGACTATCAATCGATATATTACACTGCCCAGAAAACTGAAACGGTGATATTGTATGAATCCAACATCAATCGTGGCACGTTTGAGATGAAAGCTGGTACGTGGGTTGTGTACTTGGACAATGGTGATGATTATAAGCGAAATAATCACTTATCTGATTACGGCCTGCCATCAAGTCACCAATATTATATCGCTAATAATGTGACTAATGTAGGATATCTAGACGCCCCAAAGTTTCAAGGTCTCGACAGCGGTACTTTTTCAAATGTAGGCGTGCAAATCGCACGCATTAGGGACGATAGGGATGGAGATTAATTTACATAAAAACTTTCATCTCAGGCTGTTGCGTGGCAACAAACACTGTTCACGCGCTCCAATTCCGGACTTTTTATTAGACAAGAAAATAACTGGTGGTTTTGCTTACAGGCCTGGCGATCAACAATGTTGGCACACCAACTATGAGGGAGGTCATTCCGCGAGATGTTACCTGGTTTGGAGTCAAACCGGGGAGAGTGGTATGAGGTTTATAATAGATGGCGACATCAAAACATTCAAAGATGTTGCAGGATGGCAGTATAGAATTTTCAATGTACCTCAACCACATTGCGTTTACGCGGAATGCAACAGGGTTAGTTACGGGTGGAGATTGCCTGTGACAAATGAACAGATATTAAACCCAATATCATTAGAGCATGCTGAAGATATATTACAGATTACCTAACGGAAAAAACTTTGCTCATGTTAGTCATAGTGGTACCACCATGCTGGCTGCACATGCGTTGAAGTGGTACTACCCAGATCGGTATAAACAGTGGATAAATGAAGGTTCACATGATCCTTGTTGGTATCTTGATGAACACTGGGCGAACAGATTGCCTCGAGATTGTCTTGTGATGGTCAGAGATCCAATAGAAAGATTTCAAAATATATTTACCAGTGGTGATTGTAATGTAGATGTGTTGAGGTTCGCATTGGAATGTGCACGCATGAGTAGTATAACAACCAGATCTAAAACTGATAATATTTCAATCACTACTCTATACAATTTAATGCCAATTGATTTCATCGCGGAGAACGATTCATGTTTTATCAAATTTCCGAAAATACAACAAGCTTGCGAGTATCTTAACTTGAGGTATGACCCAAGCATACCCTCGGATACTAGGTCAAAACATGATATAGTGTTACCAGAATGGGTTGTAGAAAAACTACAGGATTCAATAGGTATCTGGGAGGCTTTGAGATGAACATTGATAAAGATCAGCTTGGTTATCATTATTGTACGAATGATTGGTCGATCCGATTTAAATACATTACGCTTAATAAGATAGAAAAAAAGATACCGGTTATGAAGCTCTACGAAGTCGCGAAGGTAATGAGAGTGGTGCCTTTTGATCAAATTTGTGTTAAACCGCTGAACGTTTACACATCCCGTTATGTGCATGCTGATTTTCGTTTTCCGGGCATATTAGCTGAAGATGTTGAGAACCCATGTAATCTAAAGTATCGTTTGTGCGATGGACGACATCGTATCTACAAGATGAAAAACCATGGTTTAATTGACGGAGTGTTTCTTATTATAACTCGAGAAGATTTCATGAAGGTCTTCAATAGTGTACCGTGATTAGTATTACTATTATTGAAAGATAAAAGAATCGTTTTCTCAAAAGATTGAATCCAAGCTCATAAATTAAAAACAATATTGTAAGTTAATTCCCAAAAAATTCAAAAAACTGTATACATTAGTATGGCGAAAATATTCCGCACAGAAGAGTTACAGGTCAATGGGGACAATATCCGCTTGACCGCAAGTATACCTGGCGTATTTGAGGTACGCAATTCAAGTAATGAAATCTTGATGACTAATGCTGACGTCGATAGTGACGTTTCTAGCTTGCAGTTCAAGAATGAAGATTTGGATAGCGATATCTCAAGTTTGCAATTCAAAGATGAGGATCTCGACAGCGATATCTCCAGTCTTCAGTTCAAGGACGAAGATCTTGATAGCGATGTTTCTAGCCTTCAATTCAAGGACGAGGATTTAGACAGCGATGTCTCGAGTTTGCAGTTCAAGGATGAAGATTTAGATAGCGATATCTCAAGTTTGCAGTTCAAGGATGAGGATCTCGATAGCGATATCTCAAGCCTTCAGTTCAAGGACGAGGATTTAGACAGTGATGTCTCCAGCCTTCAGTTCAAAGATATTGATACTGACAGCGACCTTTCAAGCTTGGCTTTTAAGGACACAGATGTTGACAGCGATGTCTCCAGCCTTCAGTTCAAGGACGAAGATCTCGACAGCGACGTCTCCAGTCTTCAGTTCAAGGATGAGGATTTAGATAGCGATATCTCCAGCCTTCAGTTCAAAGACGAAGATTTAGACAGCGACGTCTCCAGTCTTCAGTTCAAGGATGAGGATTTAGACAGTGATGTCTCTAGCCTTCAGTTCAAAGATGAAGATCTCGACAGCGATATCTCAAGTCTTCAGTTCAAGGACGAAGATCTCGACAGCGACGTCTCAAGTCTTCAGTTCAAGGACGAAGATCTCGATAGCGACGTCTCTAGCCTTCAGTTCAAGGACGAAGATCTCGACAGCGATGTCTCCAGCCTTCAGTTCAAGGACGAGGATCTTGATAGCGATGTCTCTAGCCTTCAGTTCAAGGACGAAGATCTAGACAGCGATGTCTCCAGCCTTCAGTTCAAGGACGAGGATCTTGATAGCGATGTCTCCAGCCTTCAGTTCAAGGACGAAGATTTGGACAGCGATGTCTCTAGCCTTCAGTTCAAGGACGAAGATTTGGACAGCGATATCTCAAGCTTGTCAAAAGAAATCACCCGTAATGATACATATGCTCATGTTGAGACTGTGGCACAGGGAGTATCTCATATTGTAGTTCCTTTAACAGGAAGAGATTTCGAAGGACAGCTTCCTCACGTTACTGCAACTTTGTTGAGTGCTGGAGCTAATGATCCAATTATGGGAGTTATGTTGAGTGGTATAGCTCATGACCCAGTATCAGGATTCGAAGGATCTGGCACAGACGTAGGTTTGGTTAACGCTACTTTCGTATTTTCTGACGAAATTCCGAGCGAGAACTATAATCTTCAGATATTGTCTGCGGTATAATCATCGAGCAAGATTATTTATCTTGGGCGGCCCAAATGGGCCGCCTTTTTTGTGTAATTTTATATATGGATGAATTTGAAGAGTTTTTTGATAAAACTAAACAGGAAATAATTTCTCATTCAGAGGGAAATTTAGATGATGGCGCAGAAGGGCTTTCGAAAAAAGTAAACGCGGAGGAACAGAAAAAACTATTAAAGAAAAAATTTAATAAATTAAAACATAAAGCTTTATATATTAATGCTGAATATGAAGATGTGTGTGATATATTTGCTTATGCTAAAAAAGAATTTATAAGTGGTATGTTTGTGTATTGCGGAAGAAATAAAATTAAGCCGCCTTTTGCTGATAAAGAAGAAGAGGTTAAGGGAGAAAAGAGCGAAATGAATGATGAATTAAAAGACTTATATAGAGACATAGTTAAAGCTACTCATCCAGACATGACCAAAAACTTATCAGAGGAGGATATAGAACAGAGAAAAAAACTATACTTGGATGCAGTGCAAGGCAAAAAAGAAGGAAATTTCTGGGGAATACTAAAAGCAGCGCTAGAATTAGATATGCCTATAAAGGAATTATCTTTCTCTTATTTAGAAGAGTTAGAGGATTCAATTAATAATTTAGAGGAAAATATTAAAATAATGAAAAACGACCTTATGTATCAATGGTATTATGCGCCAGAAGGTATACAACTTAGTATATTTGAACAATTAACACAAAACCAAGAAAAATATGAATAATTTGTTATAATAATATATGATAGAATTTTATAACGTAAAGAAAAAGAAGAAGGTGAATGTAGATCCGTCTAATGTATCAAAGCACGTCTATGAAAAAAAGACTAAAGCAGGTAAGCTTTCTGTTCGTTACGCATTAAAAGCGGTTGACGAAGATGGAACTAAATTAACTAAATTTTGCAGTAAAGCAGATTACGATTCTGTGTGAATTATTCAGAAACTATAAATGTTGCCGGAGTTGCGGTAGAAGTATTCGCAGCTCTATTGAGCTTATCCAAGTTGAATACGTGATCCCCATTTGAGTCTGTAACTCCCAAAGAATTGCAGACTGTAAATTTATTGTTTATATCATAAGAGTTGTCTAGCTGCACACCATCTTCAAAGGGTTCGTGTTGATAGTACGTTCCTCCATTTGGTGCAGATCCTCCTTCTGATAAATTTTCAAAAGTTATGTTGGAGCCTTGCGTAACAGTGGTTCCTATATCTGCAAGGCCGGCACCTATGCTAGTTGGTGAGCAGCTAATAGTTCTTGCTATAAAGCCCTCAAGCTTATAGGTAGGATTTGTAGATATTGTAGTAGTCTCAATTCCTGCTAGGTTGACGGCGGAAACCTCCCAATAGAAAACTCCTTTTGTGTCTTGGTCTGTTATGGTCAGTGAGTATGCATTGCTTGATTTACCTACCCCTATTGCTGTTTGAGTTAATGACGAAGGATTTGTTTGGTCTGAATCAACTGATAGAGAAGGATTGCTTAACATAATTTGAGATGTACTTAGGTAGAAATTATCTGAAGTTGCAGATGTAGAGGTCCTAAGTTGGCTGCTCAAATTATTGATTGAAATTGTTAATGGGGTATTCGCTATATTTATTATATCATAGACTTCAGTAACTGCTCCGTTTGAGAGCTTTGTGGCTTTAATTTTTAAATTATTTGATCCTCCGTCAATGTCTACATTGTATCCTCCGCTTGCATAATTTGCCTTTTTGAGTCCTTCGTATGTTGTATTGGATTCAATTGATAAATGATTTAATGGGGAGGAGTATTCTACTTCATCAAAATTTTCTACAATGTTTTCAAATTCTGCAAACTCTCCATTTTTAATTGCTTGCTGACCGGCAGGAAAAAATATTTCGTCAATTTGAATTGTTGGAATTGTTCCGTTTTCTATAACAGCAGTATCTGTAGTTGTAGCTTTATCACTTAATGTATTAAAATTATTTCGAGCTATAAAGCTGGCAGATTGGTTTCCATCTCTGGAAGCGTCCCCCAAAGTTCCGAAGACTTTGATAGGAATACTATATTCGAAATTACCGTTAGGTAGGACTGTTGAGCTGTAGGAAGAATAACTTGTTTGTGATCCATTGGATATTCCTTCATTTCTTACTGATATTCGTATATCATTTATTCCAACTCCATTTCCGTCAACTTCTATTTTGGAATTAACTGTATCTCCCGCTTTCACTTCTGACTGGCCTATAATGTGTGGGGATGTGCTTGATGCGGCAAGAGAATCCATTTGGGTTGATACTATAACTGGGCCATTTGCTATTTTAACGTTTACGTATTCTGTGTCTGTAGCTCCGTTGTTTACTCTTTTAGCGGTAATTTTTATATTGTCTTGGTTTGAATAAATGCCATCTTCATAGTTTACAATTTTTTGAAGTTCAAAGTCATTTGGATTGTTGATTGATATATCATCTGATAAAAGTTCATATGAAACTTCGTCTGTTCCATTGAGCCAATTTGATATACTATTGTTGAATGATGCAGATTCGTTTTCTCTGAGTCCATCTGTTCTTCCATTGTATGAGGTTGGATCTGACGCTAAAAGCTCTGGGTATGTTTGGTCTAAGCTTCTGATTCCGCTATTGTGGCCATAGTCAGATGACTCTCTTAATTCTCCTGTACTACCAAAACTATTTATTGCTTGTACTGCGACAGATAAATCTCCTTCTCTATCAGAAACGGTTACTGGGATTGTAGCTGTATATTTGCCGTTAAATTCTTCAAGATCGTAATAGGAAAAATCTATTTCATCTGCAACTCCGTAATCATGAATTTTTATAGAGGTTACATCATCTGTGTCAAACTCTACAAAAACATTAATTTCATCTCCTTGTTTTAAATGAGTTTCTCCGAGTTCTTCTCCTGCTTTAGGGGTGGCATTTTCTACAGAATCTATATAAATATTTGTTGGTACTGGCCCGTAACCAAGTTCTATAATAGGTAGCACGAATTGTCTCCCGTTTGCTTCTCCTGTAATTTCAGTTTGTCCCGTTATGTTTACATTATCTAAATAACCTTCAAATCTTCTTGTGTCTGTTCCGAGTTCTTTGATATTTTCAAATGGAATGATCTCATTATTTATTTTTGCAACTCCAGAGTAAGTGGAATTTGGTCCATCCCAATGAATTGTGAATTTCATATCCTTAGCTGCCGCGACAGAAATCCCAGACAGGAACCTATTTGGGGTTGGGGTTTCATAATATGTTTTCTGGGTAACCCCAAGATTATCAACTGCGTCTGAAAAGTATATAAATTTTGAGGAGCCTTCTATAGTTTGATCTCTTACGTCTTGTAGGGTCGCGACTCTAAGGTTATTGAATTTTAGTTCTTGTTTAAAATCTCCAGAAATAAAAGATACAGCATCCGTTGTTCTTACGTTTTGGTCTGGAGAGAAATTTAAACCTCCTATATGAATATTATCAAAATGACCCTCCGACCAAGCTTTATAGGATCGTCCGATACCCCCTTCTCCGCTGTTTCTTGGTACTAAAAATCTTGTTGCCATCTTATTTGTTACACTTATTATATCTAAAATGATATCTCATCTGTAAAAGCTTCCGGGCCAGTATTGAATCTAAAATGATTGTGTCTCAACGTTAAGTCTTCAGCGCTTGTGAGTACCCAGTGAGTATCTATTATTCCTTCTGCGTCTGTAGGGGTTATATCACCTTGTTCGTTTTCTTCAAAAGCTTCATTTAGATCATAAAATACAAAGTTTTTTATTTTTACATCACCAGTAATATAATCTATAAAGTTTATGCCGCTAATTTCTAAATTTGCTGGGGCATTAACTGATTGTCTGCTTAATTCAAATAGTGGCTCAAATTGGTTGTCTCCAATAACATATTGATCTTGCCCTATTTTTTTGAGGGGCTCTCTTATTTTTTTAAAGTCCATTATCTATTATATGCGTCAGATTCGCCAGTTTCTCGATAAGTAATATTATAGGTTATGTCAAACCCAGAAATAGTGTGCGGTCTTTTTACGTAAATTCTTCTAGCTTCATCTATACTTAATGTGACGGAAGAATCTGAATATAAATATAAGATTCCGTCGTTTTCTTTATCTCCCGCTAATTCATCTTCGTAAGTTTTGTCTATAGTATGAAATTGAATTGGATATGGAGAGTCATTGAATAATGTAATACTATCTGCGAGTCCTGCATCATACAATTCTGAGAAATCTGTAAGTTCATAAGAATTAATTGGGCTTGCGTCTTGATTAACAAACCTTAATCCATATCTTGTGTCGGTATGAAATGTTTCTTTGGTGTCAATATCTCTGTTTTCTGGAGTTGATTCTGAGTGAATATAATGGTTTACATGTCCAGTTTCGAGCATGCTTGGATTTGTTCTTCCGTTTTGATAGTATATGTTATATATATCATCCATTATCCCTCTGTCTACCCCGTATGTATCTCCTTCTTGAATGCCATATCTGTCATCATAGGAAATATCTTCCATTAGAATGAAATCTTCTTCTATTGATCTAACCACTGTTTTTGTAATTAATCTATAGTTTTCTCCAAGACCTTGAGAAAAAACCTCTTCTATGCCTGAGGTTAGTCCTGATATTAAATCAGAAAAGTTTTTAATGTCAAAATCTCCACCACCTATAATGCCATTTCCGCCTAGACCTCCAGTGAATGGTTGCCACCTAGAGTCTTCAGGGGACCAGCTGTAAATAAATGAAGCTTGAGGAGAAAGTGAGTCAAGCCTTGTTATGTCCCCATATAGAGGATTATTCTTAAAATATTCTGCATCTGACATCTCAGATGCTATTACACTTTTTTTCTAGCCCTTGTCGAGAGGATGTTTAATTCCTCTTCTTTTCTTGCTGTATTCCTTAAAGTATTTTTTTTGAACGGGGTCGTACCCAAGTTTATCTTTGCGTTTTTGGCTCATTTCTTTGCTGTGATCCATGATGTCTCCATATGTGCCTTTTTGATTACCTGTTTTATTGATAAACGCATGATTATCAAAGGGGTCTGTTTGAGAGTCTATGCTTGTTTGAGGACTGTGAAATACGCGCTTCCACTCTACCCCTTCTTTGTCTACATATACGTGTTGATCATTCATTCCTTGTAATACATCTATGGTTTCAGATGTCACTGGGTGTTCGTATGTATAAAGAGGCATTAGTTTAATATTTTATTTAATGTATTTACATAGGTGAATTTATCTTTTAATTTTTCACCTTCTGTATTGTTTATTTTACATTTTGTTTCTGCTTTTTCCATGGCTGATATGAATTCATCTTCGTCAAAAGTACTTATATTACCTTGATTAAATGGACTATTTTTATGAAAGAATATGTCGTCATAAATGGGCTCTGATCCATTTGGTTCAACTAAGATAGAGTTTTCTTTTGTAGCCCAATCTTTGTGGCTTGTTGAGTTTAAAACTACACTCCATTTTCCTAGGCATGTAGCGTTAAATGATGGAAGGTTCCAACCTTCTGCGCCACTCATTCCGCCAAGGTCGATATCTATAGAGTTTAGATAATCATTAACTTCTGAGTTCTTTGGCATAAATGGCAGAAAGTTAATGTTTCCGTATCTTTTTCCCTGAAGTACATTGCTTAATGTGTTCTGCATGTCTTCCTTCTTATAGAAAGGGTTTGATACGCAACAGGTAAGTTGATAATTGTAATTATTACCATATTTTTTAGCCCAGCATCTAATTATTTTTTCTGTATGCTTTCTCTTCTCAAATTTCCCCATAAGGCCAAAATGTATTTTATTGGGAAGGTATTCTTTGTTTGTCTTATGAAAAGATTCATCAAATCCTAGAGGAGCATAATGAGAATCTTTGAATCTTTCTGCAGCGTGAGAACTACTAAAGACACATTTATCTTGAACTCTTGCTAAACTGATTTCCGCCTCGGTAGGTTCGTCAAGCTCATAAAAAGTATAAAGGATTTGCCTGCTAGTAATTCTATGCTCAGATCCATTAAGGTGCCACATTTGTAATGTGGTTAAATCTTTTTCGAGTTTTTTATATCTGTTTTTGCCTGCCTCTTCGAGCCATTTTTTAAATTCAGAATCTTCTTCAGAAAATGCAGAGGCGTCAATTTTACCTATTGGAAAAAAAGCTACATCCATATTTAATTTAAACATGGATTTGAGTAGGTTATAAGATACATTACCAAAAGATAATGTATTTATTGGACCTTTGTATACTAATCTATCCATATCAGAATGGGATATCTGCAAACTCGTCTTCAGCTTCTTCGGCTTTGGGTTCTTGATTTGAACTTTGTTCTTGTTCGGATTTATCTAAAAAAGTAACTTTTTCTGCAACGCAGTATGTTCTTGTTCTATTTTCTCCTTCTTTGGTTTTCCAGCTGCTAGATGCAAGCCTACCTTCGACTAGAACTTTTCTACCTTTACTTAGAAATCTATTGCAATTTTCTGCGACACTATTCCAAGTTTCAATGTCTATGTAGAAAACGCTATTATTTACTTTATTGTTTATTGCGATAGCAAAATCGCAGACTTTGTTGTCTCCTTTGACCTCCCTAAACTTTGGGTCTCGGGTTAAATTTCCTAATGCTATATATTTATTCATATTTCTTGTAATAATTCTTGTTGTAAATCTTCTACTACAGAGTTATGTATATTAATACATCCCTGTATGCTTAAGTTCATTTGATCTCCTATTTGTTTCCATGGCATAACTTTATTTTTACTTCCAGTAATATACCTCATTTCGAATATTTTTTCAACTCTTTTGTCGGGGTGGTCTTTTATTACCTTAAAAACTTTATTAAGGATGTCTTGCTTTACGCATTCAGAAAAGGTGTCTGATTCCATCTCTTCCGTCTCTGCCATGTTTTCGATATATTCACTATGCCAGACGGGTCTTCTTTTGTTTCTGTTATATAAATTTAAGCACATCCATTTCGTTTCATTTCCGAGGTAGGTGCTAAATTTTGCGCCTTTGTTTTTATTGAATTTTATTGCTGCAGAATATATTCTGTATTCTTTATCTTCTATCAGCTCATTGTAATCAATAAATGGATTATTAGGGCTAGCATATGAATTTACCATATCAAGATATATTCCACTATGCCTGTCTATTAATTCTTTTAGGCTGTCTTCAATTTCTTTGTTTGATTGAATGTTGTCTATTAAGTCTTGATCGCTATTTTCGTTGCTCATGTTATAGATGATAAAACATTGTTTACTTTATTCGAGACTTCATCCATATTTTCTGATTCAAAATCTTTCCATGAAATATGAAAGTCTGATTTATTTTTAAGTATAGGGTCATTGTCTAGCTCTTCTTGGTTTGGTGCGATGTTACCAGATCTTGTTATGTGAACTGTTTCTCCGCCCATCTCATGAACCCAGTCTATCTCATTCTCGAATCTAACATCTGTTACAAAAACATATGTATCTTGATCTAAATCAGCCAGTATATCGTTTTGAATTTTATTGATCCAACAATCTGGGTCAAGCTTTCTTCTAATGTGTGTTCCGTATGTAACCAAGAATGGTCTGATTATTTCTTTCTCTATTTGTTTTTCAGTAAATGCTGAGATACCGACATATTTTGCCAGCAGTTCATCTGCTTCTTGTTTTAAAGCATCTGCAAAAGCATACCTCTTGTGTTTCTTTCCAGCTGATGCAAAGAATGGTTTTGAGAAATTATAAAAACTATCTTTGCCGCATCGAGCTAAGCCACAGATTCCTACTAGTTTCATAACTAAGCACCAAATACAAGTTTAACGTTCGATGACAGGTCATGTAGCCCTGCGTTTGCCAGCATGCGAGATACGCTATGATATGATATCAAGTCATCGAATTCATCTTCCATAGCATCTGCTTTTAGCTCATGAGATATCATTACCGAAGAAAGCTTTAAATTCTTGCCGTGTTTATTTATCATTTCCCTGATAGCCTCAGTGCAGGCTTCAGTCTCGTCATCGGCCTGAATTATCACCGACCAGTCTGAGCAACGAATCATATAATATTTTCCATCACTTAAATCTATAATTTTCATACAGCAAGTATACCACCATTTCATCAATTTGTCAATTCTTATATTTATATATAATAATAAAAAATATTCAATGTATACGTATTGATTAACATTGTACAATTTTTTGAATGTCGAAGATTGAATTTTTTGAATTTTACTTGACAGAAAATGATTTTTAAACTAATATTGTTTGCATGAAAAAATTCACACAGATACCAAATGCAATCCAGGAAGACATAGTAAGCGGCAAATTAATCGGCAACGATTTAGTCGTTTACAATTATCTTGTATCAAAGGCTGCGCACGGAAGACCTATTTTTTATACGAACGAAAGAATAGGAAAAGATTTAGGGGGAATGTCTTACGGAAAAATTTCAGCCAGTTTATCTAGGCTTAAAAAAGCTAAGCATATTTCTAGATTTAAGACTTACAATCGAACCGCCACCAAACTTGAGACTGCCGTTTTACAGGGCGGGAAAATTATTATAAGGGGAGAAGGATGAAGGTAGCTCTTTGTTTTAGTGGTAAGTTGGGCAAATGGAAAGATGCCAGAGATTCAATAGTTGAAAAAATAATCAAACCACTCAACCCTGATATTTTTCTATTTACCTGGGAAGAAGAGAAATACAACAAATTCATTAACTACTACAAGCCAGTCAGGTTTTCAATACTCGATTACGATAGGTACTCAAGTAAAATGAAAAGCGCTTCGATAGATATTTGGTCAGGAATAAAACCAATGACCTTCGGAATGAAAAAGGTTTTTCAAGTATTCAGCGATTATTGTAAGGTGCATAAAAAAGAATATGATATCGTCATAAGACTAAGGCCTGACCTCGAAATTATTGACCCTATAAAGACACATGAAATAAAAGATGCAATAAAAAGACCTCACATCAAAATGCCTTTTTACGAAGGTCATAAGATATACGACCATGAAGAAGAATTAAAAAAAGAATTTTCCTTCAGCTTTGTTTACGAAAAAGCGATCTTGCCAGATCAAATTAACGACCAAATTGCACTAGGACCTCCCAGTAAAATGAAAAAATATATGAACTGTTTTGATAAAATTGAAGAGCCTGCTTTATTCATGTGGAATAATGGATATCCAGACTACATGTGTAGGATACCAGAATGCATACTAACTATGTTTTTAAAATTAAACAACATTAAATACGCCCCACTAACAGGGTCATCTAAATTTGGGAATTTTCAAACAAAACTTTTAAAATGATAAAATTAATTATTTTCGATCTCGACGGAGTTCTTGTTGAATCAAGAGAACTTCATTACATCGCACTAAATAAAGCTCTAGCAGAAATAAACGAAAAATTCGTCATATCAAGAGAGGAGCATTTATGCAAATATGATGCGCTAACAACAACAATGAAACTAAAGAAGCTCTCTAAAGAAAAAGGTCTCCCAATCGAAAGCCACAACACAGTATGGCAGCTCAAGCAAAAGAAAACACTCGAGGAAATTGATAACTTTGAGATCGATAAAAGAATACAAAATATAGTTAAATCCCTAAAAGACCAAGGTTACACTATTGCATGCGCCACCAACTCAATTCGAGCAACATCAAAATTAATGCTAATACGCAAAGGATTCATGGAATATATAGATTTTCTTTATTCAAATGAAGATGTAAAAAATGCAAAACCAAATTCAGAAATGTATCTGAAATGCATGATAAAAGCAGGAGTAAACCCAGATCAAACAGTAATCATAGAAGATTCTCATATCGGCAGAAAAGCAGCTATAAGCAGCGGAGCACATCTTTGTGCGGTAAAAGACTCCAACGACTTGACATATTCTAAAATAGAAGATACTATCCTGCATGCAGAGAATAAATTTTCAAACAAACCAAAATGGCAAGGAGGTAAAATGAATGTACTAATACCGATGGCAGGAGCAGGATCCCGTTTCGAACAGGCAGGATACACATTTCCTAAGCCGCTAATTGATGTTAACGGCAAACCAATGATTCAGAAAGTTGTAGAGAACCTTAATATTGATGCAAGACACATTTTTATTGTGCAGAAGTCGCATTACGAAAAATATGCCCTAAAGCATATGCTAAATCTTATAGCCCCAAATTGCGAAATCATTCAAGTGGAAGGGGTTACTGAAGGAGCCGCTTGCACAACTTTACTCGCGAAAGAATTAATTAACAACGATGAGCCACTCGTTCTTGCAAATTCCGATCAATACGTAGAATGGGATAGCAATCAATTTATGTACTCTGCAATGGCGGACGACATGGATGGCTCTATATTAACATTCGAATCAACTCATCCCAAGTGGAGCTATGCTAAGTTAAACGAGCAAGGATTCGTCACTGAAGTTGCAGAGAAAAAACCTATTAGCAATCATGCAACAGTTGGCATCTATTTTTGGAAAAAAGGTTCAGACTATGTAAGTTCTGCCGAATCAATGATATCTAAAAATATTCGAGTAAATAATGAGTTTTACGTTTGCCCAGTATACAATGAAGCTTTACTTCAAGGAGCCAGGGTTAAAACATTTCATATTGATAAAATGTGGGGATTAGGCACTCCAGAAGATTTAGACCTTTTCCTCAAACATGAAATTAATATCTCATAGAGGAAACCTATCTGGGCCAGAACCAAACAGAGAAAATAGCCCAGATTATATCCTACAGGCGATCGATAGAGGTTACGATGTAGAAGTTGACGTATGGGGCAGAAAGTCCCTATGGCTTGGTCACGACAAACCAGAATATCCTTGCCCAATTAGCTTCTTAATAGCAAATAAAAACAAGTTATGGATTCATTGCAAAAACCAAGAAGCTATTTTCACCCTAATCAATTTTAATACGCTAAATTTTTTCTATCACGATCAAGACGATTGCGTATTAACATCAAAAGGATTTCTTTGGACATATCCCAATAAAAATGTTTGTGGTCAAAGCGTTTTGGTTATAGACGACGCTACAAAATATAACGGACCTCAATGTTTTGGCTTGTGTTCAGATAAAGTAAGATGAACTACTGGAATCCTCATGGCCTAAAGGACCCCGATACAGGCAAAGAGCTAGGATACGTAAATAGTTTTACCAACTATCAATTAAGTTTATACAAAGGCTTACTTGAAAGATTTTCTGTTTACGAGAATAAAATATCAATTATCATACAGGGCCCCTTGCATTATCGAAGCATTAAAACAATACCTGATTACTTAAAATATGGAGAAGTAGTAGTTAGTTGTTGGGATAATGACGACATATCAATGCTAGATGAATATAAAAATGATATCAAAATTGTAGTAAATAAATATTCCAAATTAAAAGGTTATTTGCTTTCCACAAACAGAGGAGCCAGACCTTACATACTACAAAACTACACAACCCTAAACGGCCTGAAAGCTTCCTCAGGGTATTTATCAATAAAAGTGAGATCAGATGAATCGTATCCCGTTTTAGATCCACTGATATCCATGCTAAAGATCAATAGAGATTCTTGTGACCCTAACACTAAGACATCAAATTGGTTTAAAATAGTAACATCTAATATATATTTCAGATACGATAAGGAGTGTAAATTTCATCCATCTGATCACATAATAGCCGGATCAAAAACACGGTTAATTTCCGTATTTGATAAAGCTTTGTGCAGGTGTTTCTCAAAAAATGGATTAAACTTAAGACCTGAGCAGCTGATAGCTTACTCAGCAATAGAATCTTATTTTGATCCTCTCACAAAAAAAACGGAATCCATAGATATTCATAATTCTGTTAGCTTAATGCAAAAACATTTTGATATAATAAGAATATCAAACCTACCGAATTGCACATGGACTTCTAGTTACAGAAAATACAGAGAATTATCTGGAGAAGAAGATTGGTGTCATCACATAAATGATTTAAGTTTAAAAGGTTGAATTGATACAATTTATTGTTATAATCAATAAATTTAAATAAGATTATGTCAATATCACTATACAAACCAAACACAAAAAATACAGGATGCGCTTTTAATTTTAAAATCGGCGTAGATAAGAAAAAAGAGCCAGTAATTTATGCAAAAGCTATTCAGCAACACAGTTGGGACGATAAAACAAAAACGGGCAACTTTTCTGGCAACGCATCCGACCCAGATAAAAACATCAATATTAAGTTTACTGAATTCGAAATAGGAGGAATCCTCAGCGCCTTTAAAAACCGAAACGAATTTTCTTCTTTTCACTCTTATGAAGAAAACAAAACAAGCATAAAATGCACTCCTTGGGATAAAAAAACAAAAATAAAAAACGGAGACAAAGAACAATGGGTTACCCTGCCAGCCTTCGGAATTAATTTTACCAGAAACGGAAATCAAGCATTCAGGATACCACTAGAACCAGGAGAAGTCGAAAATGTTTCTGCATTTTTTAAGTTTTACTTAAACTCCCTCTATTCGCATAGAAGAAAAATTGAGATTGAAAAGGCCAAAGAATATAACTCTAAAAAAGAAGAAGGTTCAAACAGCGCTCCATTTTAATGCCTAAAAAGAAAAAAATTGTAATACACAGCAATCATTGCAAGGCTTTTACAGGTTTTGGAAAAAATGCTAAGAATATTTTAATCTACTTAGAGAAAACAGGAAAATACGATATAGTTGAGTTTTGTAATGGAATCAGATGGGGTGACCCTTCTTTAAAAAAAATGCCATGGAAAGCTCAAGGAGCCTTACCATCTAGCATATCAAAACTAAAGAAACTACAAAAAGATCCTGCTCTTGCAAAATCTGCTGCCTACGGAGCAGAGATGGTTGACTCTATTATCGAGGAAGAAAAGCCAGACATCTATCTTGGGATAGAAGACATTTGGGCATTCTCTGGTTATGCAAATAGAAAATGGTGGAACAAGATTAATTGCATGATATGGACAACTTTAGATAGTTTGCCAATTTTACCAGAAGCAGTAAAGGCTGCCCCAAAAATTAAAAATTTTTATACCTGGGCAAGTTTCGCTCAAAAATCTTTAAACGACATAGGTCAGGATCACGTTAAAACCCTTAGGGGCTCTTTGGATACATCTCATTTTTTTAAACTTAAAGACTCAGAAAAACAAAAACTTAGACAATTTCATAGAATTGAATCTAATGACTTCGTAATAGGATTTGTATTTAGAAATCAACTTAGAAAAAGCGTACCCAATTTACTGGAAGGCTTTAAAATATTTTGCGAAAAAAATCCCCAGCAAAACTGTAAACTTCTGTTACACACCCACTGGGATGAAGGTTGGGATATATCTAGATTAATCAAAGAAAAAGGAATAGATCCGTCAACAATCCTTACTACTTATTTTTGCAACAAATGCAAAGAGTATGAAATTAAAAACTACACAGGAGAAAAACTTGATTGTAGATTTTGTGGAAGCGAAAAAAGTCAAGTAACAACAAGCGTAAAGGGTGGAGTTAGCGAATCTCAATTAAATCAAATTTACAATCTAATGGATGTATACTGTCATCCATTCACTAGCGGAGGTCAAGAGATTCCTATTCAAGAAGCTAAACTTGCAGAACTCATAACACTTGTCACAAACTATAGTTGCGGAGAAGATTCCTGCAAAGAAGGCGCAGCAAGCCTACCTCTATCTTGGACTGAATATCGAGAACCGGGAACTCAATTCATTAAAGCTAGTACTTGCCCCAAAAGCATAGCTTCTCAATTAGAAAAGGTATTGTTCATGAACGACTCCAAAAAAGAGCAGATGGGCAAAACAGCCAGAGAATTTGTCATAAATAACTATAGCATTGAAGTCATAGGCAAACAACTTGAAGACATTTTCGACTCCATGCCAGACATAAATTGGGACTTTAATTTTGAAGCAGAAGAAAGAGATCCAACCTATAACCCGCCAGACATAGAAAAAGACTCTGACTGGTTAATTGATATTTATAAAAATATATTAAAAGTTGAAGCTAGTGAGCTTGACGATGGACACAAGCATTGGATGAATCGACTACAATCAGACCTGAAAAGAGAAGACGTATTGAAATATTTTCAAGCAGTCGCAGAAAAAGAAAACAAAGAAAATAAAAAGATTGAACTTGCAGAGCTCTTAGATGATGAAGATCCCAGCGAGCGACTACTAATTGTTATGCCTGAAAGAATTGGAGATGTATACTTAATGACTTCATTATTACCAAACGTAAAAAAACAATATCCTAATCATAAAATATATTTCGCAACATCAGCAAAGTATTTTCAAGTTCTAGACGGAAATCCCTACATTCATAAATGCATAGCTTATCACGACGAACTCGCAAATCTTCCATTAATGGAAGGACAAGGAAAACATGAAGGATATTTTGATATGGCATTTATTCCGTTTTTAGGAACCCAAAGGTTTATAAACTATACCCATAACGGCAAAGATAAAATTCAATTCGATTTATGCACCTAGTAGAACAATACGCCCTGTCTTGCGGAGTCAAGATAGATAAGCCACATATAGAGGTATCATATTTTCCCGTTGTACCTCAAAAATACATTACAATTCACTCAAGCAATCGGATACAATCTAAAACATATGATTTATACAAAGATGCTCTAGAATTAATAAATCCTTTTTTAGAGAAAGAAAATATCAAAATTTTACAAATAGGAGAGTCTGGAGAAGAAAAGCTGCCTTATTGCCAAAGCCTACTTGGAAGGACAAACATAAAGCAGGCATCTTATGTAATAAAAAACAGCATGCTTCATCTAGGCACCGACTCCTTTAGTACTCATGTAGCATCTGGATTTGGAAAAAAAATCGTCTCTCTTTACTCTACATCCTACAAAGAATGCTGTGGACCTTATTGGGGGAATAAGTCAGATCATATACTATTAGAACCTAACAGAGATGAATATAAAGCCTCATTCTCTGATACAGAAAACCCAAAAACAATCAATCAAATAATGCCAGAAAAAATTGCTCAAGGAGTATTGAACTTACTGAACCTAAAACATGACCTAGACAAGGTTGAAACATTTCATGTAGGCCAAATGTATCATGGTCAATCTGTGGCTATTGTTCCAGATCATACTATGCCTGCATCATTCATCAAAGGTCAACCAGTAAACATCTGGGGGCATACACACTTCAATGAAGAAAATATTATAAAATGGGCTATCAATAGAAAATCAAATATATTTATAGACAAGCCATTAAATACAAAATATTTAAAAACAATCAAAAATAACATACATCAAATAAATTTCTTTCTTAATGATGAAAACGAAAACTGTGAGCAGTTTTTTTCTGATATCAAAAAGATAGGAATAAGGCTTCAATTAATTTGTGAAGATAAAGAAAAAATAAAAGCAACAAGATTAAAGTTTTTTGACTGGGATGTGCATTTATTAGAAAAGACAACAAAAAAAGATCTTGACAATATAGATAAATTATGTGATAATAGTCGTTACAAAAGTTCCCAACTAGTATGTTCAAACAAAAAAATATATGCCTCTAAAGCGGCATGGAAAAACAACATCGAAGGCGATCATAAAGAAGTTATTGATTGCCCTGAATTCTGGGAAGACTTGGTAAATCTTAAAATTTATAACGACTATAGAAATGACAAATAAATCAAAATCATCCTCAGATAACTCAGTAACGTATCAATCTGAAACAGAAGTAAAAGAAACAAAAGTAAAATATCCAGCAAATTATGCTGATGGCCCAGGACGCTTTCAGCGTAATGCATTTGGCTTACTAAGTAACGTAGATTATATATTCTCCGAAGATGGATCTGTTAATTGGAGAAGCATGATTAAAGATGAGCATTTATTTCCAAACAAGTCATGGTTTGATCTTAGAAAAAAAGATGTCCCAAGAACTATTGACGGATTAAAAGACCACCAATTATTAATTAAGCTAAGCGGAATTAAAGAGCTTGCCAAGTTACGTGGGTTTACAGACGTTTCATACGAAGTTGTAAAATGCGAGCAAGACCACGTCGCCGCAATTTGCCACATGACTTTCTTACCTAATTACGAAACAGGAGGCAAGGCCGTTCATTTTCAAGACATGGCTAACGCAACACTAAACAATACTAGCAGTTTTGCCACTAAATTCTTAGAGACAATTGCATGTAATAGAGCTTTCGTTCGTTGCGTTAGAAATTTCCTGAATGTACATATTGTCGGAGATGACGAAATTGACAAATCAAATAACCCCGGAGGAGGCAGTCAATCGGTGATATCACCCACACTTACTCCTTATTCAATGGTAGAATCTCTAGCTAAAGATAAATTAAACTGCTCTAACTTCGAAGAGTTTAAAGTTGTATTAAGGGATTGGTGGAAAAACGAAAAATATCAAAATGACAATGCAAAAAACTGGAATGACTTTTCGGATATTTCTCCAACAGACGCAAGGATTTTAATGAAATTAATTAATTCTTAACAATTGTAATTTTATTCATCATATCAATATTCCATATATTTCAAAGTATCATACAATTATAATTTATTTTTAATTTCTTGTATTTGCTGTTCTAAAAAATCAATTTTCTTTTGTTGTTCTTGTATAGCTCCAACTAGCACAGGAACAAGCTTTTCGTATCTTATTGCGAGAGTACCATTTTCTCTCTCTTGAACAATTTCAGGACAAATTTCTTTTATTTCTTGAGCAATCAAACCTATGTCCTCTCCTGTATAAGTTGACTGTTTTTCGTTCCATGTAAAACGCACTGGATTGATCGCCAAAACATCAGACAAACAATTATCTAATTTAGAAATATTATCTTTCAGGTTTTTATCTGATAAACTGTATGCAACAATATCGCCCTGAACATATAAATTAGCAGGAACACTGTTAGTAGAATGAGATCGTATATATAAACTACTAGAAACTTGCTCTAAACCATTAAAAAACGATCCAGGTCTGCCCTGCATTAATCTAACGTTGTAATCTACTTCATTCAATGTTGAGTCTAGTAAATTTTCTATAGAAAAGTCGATATAAGCCCTAGATGGATTTTTTAGTTCTAAACGTTCGTGAAACGCTGATTTACACCATATGCCTTCGTGACCACCCCCTTCACCTGTTATTATAAGCATGGTGTCATTATTGGCATCACCAGGAGAAAAAGTCATTCTACCAGAAGCGCTATCCGTAAACCATCTATGAATCCATTGATTTGTTCCGTGAAAATAAACTCCGCCAATATCTTTGAAAGCATCCATCATCAACCCTCCGTTAGTTCCGTGGCCTGCCTCGGTCGCTAATTTGATTTGCCCACCTTCATAAGGATATTCGAAAGAAGCTCCTAAAGTCAACTGACCTTCTTCTATTATAGCTCCTCCACGTTTTATTGTCAGAGGTCCATAACTTACAACACCATTATAACAACCAATATTAAAACTGTGATCTTCCACTTCGGTTCCCACTTGGCCAATATAATCTCCGATAACATGACAATTTATTTTATCTTCTATCTCATTTCCAACTCCATTAATAATTGTGCACCTTAGACTATCAGATATTGTATTTCTATATCCAGATCCAATAAAATTTCCATCATTAAAATAATCCCCTTTGCCTGCCACCGACAAGGGTTTGCTTTCTATATTTGTATTACCACTCATTTGTTAATAAACTGTTATCCATGGACCAACACCAGATTTGTATACTTGAGTCTGATTACTACTAGTCCTCCTAACGAAATAGTACGAACTATCTGAATTGTAATACATCAACGCATAACTAGGAGCATGCTCAAAAAATGTCTCTTGATTAATATACCACCAACCAGACTTTGATCCCCAACTTGACATATTCAACCACAAACCTCTTTTTGTTTCAGCGTTTGGTAAGTAAGTAGCTCTTCCATACGTAGAATCTTTATTCCAATATACATAACTCCAACCGTATTCTTGTGAAAAAATCCACTCATCTATTAAGCAAAAACTTTGAACAAAAAATGCATTAGTCATATTATTAATTCCTCTACCAGGAAACCAACTATTTTCTACCCAATTGGGCAGAGATGAGCTTATGGTCGCCCCGCCCGCATCTTGCCAAAAACCTACAGCCATACTTGAGTGCAAGTAGTCTATCTTAACTCCTCCGCTCGCTCCATTTTGACTAAGTAAAACAGTTTGCTCTATTTTATTCTTTACCCCGCTTATTATTACTTGAGATGTTCCTCCATTAATTTCATTCTCCACCCCAGAAAGAATTGCATTTGCGCCTTGTATATTACCAGATTCTTCTGCAGGCATACTATTTTCAAAACCTCCCGCAATAACTGAAAAATTATCCTTACAAATATTACCGTAGCCTCCACCTATAGAGGAAAAGTGGGAGTCCATCTGATTTTGAGCTCCTCCACTTATTAAAGAACCTATATTATTTATAGATTCCGAACCTGAAGCGGGGACAAGAATATTATTATAGCCTCCTCCTACAAATGAACCTAACCCATCTACAGTTTGCCCGCCAGAAGTAATATTGCCTATATAAGAAGAAAGGCTTCCAGATCCTGCATATCCAAATCCAACATCTATAATTGAATTATTAATAAACGTACCCTTTATTTCCACCTTGCCTTTTGCGCTAGAATATCTTATATAAGATAATTTTTCAGATTCAATACTTGAGGAAGCCGCTGGATTTATTCCACCAACATCAAAATAAACTACCGTCGCACCGTTGTCGAAATCTGTGGCCAGCAAGTATCCAGCAGGGTCATAATCATCGGTTTCTCTTGGCAATTTTTCATCGGAGTCATATAGCCCTCCTTGAAAGTCGGGAGACCTTAATACCCCTCCTACTGAACCTTCACCTATAGTTAACATACTGGTTATATAACTTTCTTCTGCTAAAAGCAGACCTGTAGCTACGCTAGAGAATTCTGCCCCAAATGGCTCCCACTTGCTGCTTGTATCTGGAGTTTCTGGATTGGATGATGTTCTTGTGTGACTTGCTACGCATATATAATAACTGCCGTCATATTTGACAACATCACCTCTGAAATCCGTACCAGAATAATCGACATTATTACCATTATCCTCCCAGTCGCCCCTATATGAAGTAGCTACTCCATCTTTTCTTTTTGCATATTGCCAAGGATCTGTCCATGTTGCAGTTGCCGCAGTATGATTTTCATAGCTTGTAAATATTGCTGTTGAAGCATATATAAACTCTCCATTTTTCAAGCCTGATGGTACAGATAATCCCCAAACGGGATTAGTAGGAAAAACAGGAGCTTTTGAACTGAAATTATATTTATAGCTTGAAGAAGGCTTATGGGCCGAAGTTAAAGCTGTAGAACTTTTTCTATATAGAGTTACCTCTGCGACAGCGTTAGCTTCTACCTTAAAAGGAGTTTGCCAACTAAAAGTAGTAGATCCCGCAACCTTTTCGCCTCTACTAGCCCAAAGAAAACCTTTATTGTTCCCCTGAAGATTACTATTGTTTGGATCAGTATACCAAGGAGGAGCAATATTATTGCCAAAGGTAGGAGCAGAAACGCTTGTAGATGTAGACCTTCTATATATTAGGTCTATAGATGTGCCCGCTATAGATTTGGATATAGTTTGGTCTATTGATGTTGAACCTGTTTCACCACCATATTTTTTATATGAAATACTGTATCGAACCTTAGCTTCAAAAACTGAGGCAGGCATAGCACTAAAATCATTATATACTATACTGTAAGTATTTGCATTACTATTATTAGTAGATTTTACGCCATTATACGTTATCGTTCCCTCGATAACAGTAACAGAATCAACTTTAAACTGTCCAGCCGCAAGCGTACCTGTTACAGGTTTTAATCTTAAAGATCCATCATAAACGATCAATTCCGTGCCACTACCTGTATAATCAAAATCTCCGCTTGCATTTTTTTCTGCAAGAGAGTGACTAGCATTAGTTAAAACAGGTTGTATAGCATTCGAACCTTCCTCAACCTTGGATATTGTCAAACTATCTGAAACTGTAAAATTATCAGAACTGTTATTCATTCCAGACTTTGAAGAGGTAGCAGTGATCTTAACTTCGTTAACAGATAGTGCCCAAAAATCATCTCTTTTGATCCACACATCATTTCCAGTATGAGTTGAAGACGCGCTTGAATCAGAGGTACTTGATCTAAATAAAGCGAGATTAGAGTTATTTGTGTGAGACCAAATCACATTTTCGCTGATATTTTTCTTTTCTGCAGATATTTTAATATAAGTCGGAGTAAGAGAAGCTGCTTGATCTATGTTTCTGCGCTTTGAAAAAATATAAGAATCAGCAAATATACTTAATGATTTAGCCGTATCTCCATCTCTAGTTACAGAAAATGTTTGTCTTTTTACAATTGTAAATTCTTTATCGCTAAAAGTTCTACCTGTGATTGTATAATCTATATATATTGTAGAAGAGCCATCATAAACAGAGGAGTGGTCCGCAACTCTTGCAACTGCGCTTGCTCCAGAAACAGAGCTTATAGCGCCAGGAGATATTTCGTTAATACTACCTAACTTACTTGCACTAGCTGCAACCTTAAACTTGCCAGCACTTAAAGATCCAGTTGTGAAAGTCAAAGGTGATACACCTTCCCACACCTGTATATCGGTTCCAGATCCATCATATTCGCTTCCAGTCGCAGGGGTTTCAGCCTTACCAGCTCTTACATATTCATACCTCTCCTCAAAATGAAAATTATGATTTTCATTAGATAATATAGATGTAATAGAATCTGAACCTTCTTCTAAAACAAAAATTGATATTTCATCTGAAATAGAAGGGCTTGTAGGATTGTTATACATATCCTTGCCTTCTTCTGTAGTAGCTGTAATGGTAGATAAAGCGTGAGTAATAGACTTTGGAGTCGCCCCAGTATTAACAAAATCACTAAACTTAACTTTAACTTTTTGATGACCCCCATAACTATTTTGAGTCAATACATTACCATTTTGATCATATAAAGGAACTGAAGAAGAGTTCCATTTAATTCTTTGATTATTTCCTTGAGTGTCTGCAGTAATTTCTATTTCTGCGAGATCTGAAGTGAAATCCTTTTTAATTTTAAATACCTGAGACGAAGAGCTTAAGCGAATAGATTCACTGCCTTTTCCATCAACCAATCGAGTTATAACACACTCCTTCTGAATGTCAGAATGAACACTCCTAGCATACAAAAGTATAGTATCTTGATAAACTTCTGGATTGGTTTGAACAAGAGAATGGTAGCTAGCCCTACTATTAGTTACATAAACAGGTAATAATACCGAGGTAGAAAAAACTCCAGGTCCCTGATCAAAAGCCGCTACGTAATCATTTGCCCATCTAAAGCCGTAGTCATCCTGATAAGCAGATAACTCTGTTACCTTTAACCATCCGTCGTTAGTTACATTTGGATCGGGATCGTTGGCTACAACAAATATATTTTCCTCTGTTCCGTCATGCAACAATCTTACAGCTTTAACCTCTATATCTTCAGCTCCTTTTATTGAAGAATTTCTAAAAGTTATATGTAGCCTTGCAACTTCATCAGATATTCCATTGCTATCTACAGCGTCAAATCCATCTATGGGTTGAAACCCTTCATCGTTTTCTATATAGGAAAAATATCTAGGTGAAGGGTTAATTTCGACAAAATCATAATCTTTATTATTTTTTTGCTTCATCCTCCCTCTAAGCAATAATTCTCCTTCCTCAAAAGATAAACTATTCAATCCTTGCTGAAACGCAAACGAACCATCTCCACTTAAAACAAAACCTTCCGTGTTTGGGTCTAATAAATCTTTTCCCTCTTGAAACACTAAATCCGTAAAATTAGTACTCCCTATAGATCCAGGCTTATTCAAAGGAGTTTTAATTCCATCACCCTGATTAAACACTTCAATTCTGTGACCCTTTATCTGACCAGCAGTTATTTTATCTGCACTTAAATCATTTATATGAGCAGTCTTAATCGCTGCTTCTGCAATATTTGCTGTACCTATTAATGCATTAGCAAAAGCTTGGTGAACTGGAGTTGCAACTCCATTTGTGTTTCTAGCAATAACAAAGTCTCCATCGTCAAAATCTGTAACAGTTAAAGATATAGAATTCTCAGGAACATTGGGGTTTTGACTATCAGATATATGTTCATTGCTTTGCAATGGATTGTTAGAGGGATGAGTATCACTAGTTTTGTATTCTAAGCCCTTAAAGTAGACATTTTTAACCCCTTCCCATGGATCATCATTGTAATTAAACTCTTCTAGTAATCCTTCTGCTTGTCCAGCATAAGCTTGCTCATTCCCATTTATACGAACCGTATATGATGTTAGATTTAAATTATTAGATGAATCATTTCTATCCCACCATACATATCCATCAGATGTTGATCCTGCATTTACTATATAACCTGTACCATCATTATATAAAATATGCTCATCCCAAGATATAGATCCATCACCACCATCTTTAAAAGGATTATTTGGTACAAGAGCTATACTATCAGCAAAACCAGAAGTCATGCTTATTTCAAAATCATCAATATCTGTAGCAGTTGCAGTTCCCAATGTCAACTTCAAGCCTTGTATCCCTTCTTCAGAAGAACTTGAATCAGTAAAAGAACTTTTATTCCCTGCAAAATCTACAGCTCTAACCCAAAAGTTTTTAGTTTCTCTTGTTGTGCCAGGATAAGAAGTTTCAATTGATGGAGCGTTCGCAGGCACATTAAATATATTGTCTGCATTAGAAATATTCCTTGCAGGATCTTGTATTTCTCTTGGAATTTCCCCGACACTGTAAGCCACTCCATCAACCCTCCTATAACCAGTGTTTTCCGCAGAAAGCCACTGTTGCCCATTAAGTTTTAAATATTCATCGTCACTAATCCAGACTTCATAATGATCAACATCATTTTCCGTCCACGTTAACAGCTTCCCTGGATCATTTGGATCAAAATCAGATTGTGGTGCTCCCCAATTTAAAAAATAATTCTCAAAAGCGGTTGTTCCATTAAATCCTTTAGGAGGACCAGGAATAGCGCCTGCAGCAAAAGTAGGATCTGATCTTAATACTTTACCGGGAGGGGCGGTAGTATCAGTAGAGCTTAAATTTCTAGGATAAACAACAACTTTTTGCAAAGTTTGATTGGGATCACCTTCTCCATAAGGAACATTAAATAATACTCCAGAGCCAAAATCATCAAACGGCAGTATTTTATAATAAAAACCTTCTATATTTTGATCTATATCTGGAGGAGTATCAACTATTTGCGTGATATTATCGCCATAAGTTGCATCTCCAGGGCCCTCAATTCTTTGAACAAAGTACCCACCTTGAGAGGGGGTTCGTGTATCAGGTAAGCCATTTGAGTCCAAGTGGGTAAATGAACTAAAATCTCTAGATATAACATCCCCATCTTCATCATAAGTTTCTACTTCATAATCTGGAATTCTGTATAAGTAAACTTTAGTTGTTTTTTCTTGAAAACCTAGAGCATAATTAAAATTAAATTTTACTTTCGAAGCTTCAGATGTGCTATCAACTCCTTGACGAAATCCTGCGGATAAAATATTAGGAGGAGGATTATCAACCTCAATCCTCAATGGATCATTAATAACATTTAGTTGATTATCTATTAAAGAGAGTTCAAGACCTATACTTCTTTTACCTCCTTCGCCTCCATACTGAGTTCCGTATAAAGAATTATTCAATATTCTAGTATACTCATAACTATTAAATATCGCTGCACTACTTTTCTTATAATTTATAGATAAATTTCCATCTTCATTAACATCAAGTGTTTTAGAACTAACTTCAGGGCTAATACCTCTTAAAATTTCACCAGAATCCACATCATACAAACTTGCCGAAACGCCAAGTATACTAGGAAAATCTTGGTTATTAAATGAAAACCTATATTGATTTATATCAGTTTTTTCGCCTAATGCATCAACAAAATCCCAATTAAACAAGAAAGAGTCCCCTTGCTCTGCACCTCTAAAATTACCAATCGATACTTTGCACAAAAAAGGCGCCAACACTGTACCAAAGTTAGCTCCTTCGGACACATACTTCTCAGACGAGTAACCAAAATTATCCCTAGGCTTAATAGCATAATAATAATTATACCCCCACGATTGATTGTTTGAAAAACTATTTCCCTGAACATCTATAACATCAGTAAAAAAAACAGGAACTTCATCAAAAATTTTATTCCAAAAACTTATATCAGATAAAAACAAACTAGAAGAGGTGTGAGTTTGAGTTGATTGATAAACAGACCCTTCGTACAAAGCAAAGCTTCCCTGAACATATTCTACCTGATCTTCCCATTCGTCCGAATCATTCAACTCTTGATAATATTCAAGGCTTGAGTCGAAAGACTCTGGATTATATAATTCATATTTATCAGAAATAGCGATATATCGTACCTCAGACCCCTTATAATCAAAATCTTCAGAATTCCATGAAAACTCAACAGCGTTTCCGTTTAATGTATGTGCTAGGTTTGATATATCTACAGGAGGATTTGTCAAATTTAAAATACCAGAAGATCTTCCTCCTTTAGAGTCTACGCAGTCAATATGAACAGAGAGGTTTCTTCCTATATTTAGTTCTTTGAAAGCTTCGATCGGTATATTTAAATTAAATTCTCTATATTCATTCAATAGAGCCTGAATATTTGCAGACTCAAGAGCTTGTTGCATAAATAAAGAGTTAGAAAGATCTAAAAGATTGGAATCGCTATAAACTTTAACCTCAAAATGAGAAAAAAACGAATCCTCGAGAATCTCATAAGTTAAAGAATGCCCCTCCAAAGGGTGTCCCCCTGGAGGTAAAATCTCCCAAAATATATTAACACCCCTGCCACCAAATATTTGACTAGCAACCAAATCATCTCCAAAATCTTCAGGTGCAGTAGTAACAGTCAAAGATTCCTGAACCCTTGAGTCAATAGATTCTATTCTTAAATTATTTAATGTAAAAGTTCCTTCAAAGCCTGGAGGAAAAACAGATACAGTGCCAATAAGAGATTCTGATTTTATACCTATATCGCTAACGCAGTATACCCTTATTTCAAATTCTCCGTAATGACCCTTCAAGTCTACGACAAGACTATGTTTTTCTCCTGGATTATCAACCAACCCAATCCCTGGGCCCAAACTCTGCCTAAATGAATAGTTTTTAGAGGTGCCATATATTTCATATGACGCATATAAATCTTCTACATTAAACTCTACAAGTAAGCTTGAGTATTTCATTTTAGTTTAAATTCTGTAATACTAAATTAGTTGGAGCAGAAGGTTTAGTCATGTCCGCTTGAGGCGGTATTGGTAAATGAGGCTTCCTAACAGCTCCCTTTCTGTCTACCGCAGTAAATTTAGAAGAATTATATTCTAACCCCGCAATTTCAAATTCATTATCGGCAACTTCTTTTGCGCTTAAAACTCTAAATGACTGACGCTCATAAAAGCGTTGTGATAAAGTTGAGGGAGGAGGTGTCCAAGCAACCAACCCTGTCGACGTTAGACTTAAATCGACATTGTTTTCCGCAACAACATCGCTATCGATTAACTCAAATGTATTAGTAGAAATATAAACAGTTCTCCACCTACCATTTAGACCTGTTTGATCATCAAAACCTCTAATTTCGAGCGAAGGATTAGCAATAAGATCTATTCCGTGGCCTTGAAACAAAGAAATTCTAATTGATTTTTTCAACTGAGGAGAGTTCTCCAATTCAACATCATATATCCGATCGATATAAGATACAGTCTCTTTTGTATTCTCAAAAGTAAGGCCCTGAATCGAAGGGGCACTAATAAAACTTTCATCGGTTTCTATTGTTTTGTAAAAATTATAATCCGTAAAGATTATCCAATAACCATCAGTTCCATAGTTTATTACCGTGGCCTCTTTTCCGCTATCAAGAAAATCAATTATGTCAAACTTTTTAAAGTCATGACTAGAGTCGTAGACGAAAAACTTATTTCTTTCAAAATATATCCATTGAGACTTATCTACAATATACCACCAAAAACCATTATCGGCGTTTGCTTTTTTAAAATATATCCACCCCAAAACATCTGCATAAAAATAACCTTTATCTTCATCAGGACTTTCAAGCATATCTTGAACATAAATCCATCCGTTATAAGAAATAGAATTAATCCAACCATTAAATTTTGCTAAATTTAACCAAATCGAACCAAACTTTAGACTCTCAATCCAGCCATGATTACTTCTATTCAAATCTATTCCCAAAGCAAGTGAGAGCTCATCTTTACCCCCATTATAACCTGTGTTTTGATCAAAAGTGCCTTTAATCGAGTAAGGAGCGCCTATAACCACTCTTTTTAATGCATTTTTAGTTGCGGTGTCAGTAGTTCCCGGAGGCGAATACTTATAAACAAAATGTTCTCCGCCAGAGTTTCCCCAATAATCTTTTCCCACATCAAATATACGAATAGGCGTAGCCAAATCATCTTCAAGAGGATTAACTTTTGACACTTGAAAAGAGTGAGTGGTGGCATGTATCACATAAAATTTCTCGTCCTTACTCAACCCACCGGGCAACACTCCACCAGAATAAAACTTTACCGCATCACCAGTTTTTAAATTATGATTGTATAATTCTAAATTATTTTCTTTAAAATTAAGTCCGAACAGTCTTATTAATTTTAAATTACTGATCAAGGTATTTTGTCCTTGTCGAGACTCCCCATTGTCCCCTTGTCCATAACTTATGATTCCTAAAAATTTATTAAATTGCTGGCTAAATATAGAGTCGACCACAGCATCTTGATCAATATCATTATCTTCGAACTTTGCATTTTGATGCAAATCATCAAAATCGGTATATTCGTTAGGTGACGTAACGGTTAATTCCACTTGCCCTAAATTAGCTTCGTCCAACATAAATTTATCAATTAACAAACTTGATGAAGAACTTGTTAGTTCGGACCCAGAATCTTGGTCTTCAAGATAACTATAGGTTTTTTTATCTAAAATTCTACCACTTTTACTTTTGCCCATCCTATTTTCATCTGCCACCTCAAAAATACATCCTGGATACAAGTAAGACCCCTCCTGTCCAGTTTTAAAAGTTATAGTTTCTGTCTCTAATTGAGAAGTTAAAAGTATCCACTTGGCAAATCTCCTGGCCTGAGATTCAGATGTTACGCCTTGAGCATAAATTTCTTTTTCTATATATCCAAATTTTTGGATAGCAATAGGATCTTCTTCATAAATCAAACTCGGCGCAAAATCTCTATTCTTATCATTGTATCTAGCTAAAACAGAAGTTATCCTTTTGTTTTTATTTATACCTGAATAAGAAAAGCCTTCAGTAGAAACATTACTATTATTAAACATCATCACAGGCTCTTTTAGTGCGTCTTGAATAACAAATATCTTTCCTCCAGCATATGCGATCATAGCCCTAAATACAGATGATATATTTTTAATCACCTCTAAAGCTTCTCTTCTTTCTGTTAAATACAGATTACAAGAAAACCTAGATTCTACAATTTCATGATTTATTTGATTTGCACAAGCTCCAATAGCTTTAGTTATCATCACTCTTTGATTTTCACTACCTAAAACAGTTTCGCTGAAAGTCTCGGCAATTATAAGCTCAGTGTTATTCAGTATAGAAGCAACAGTATATTCGCTATTGTTAATTTTAATTATCGCACCCTCAAACAATTGATCTTGAAATAAAGTTCCAGATCCAAATAAGTTGCCCTCTCCTGCCTGAAAAGTCACTGTTCCTTGTAAAACCCTAGAAACTTCATTTTCTAAAGGAGGGCCTTCAAGCGTAATAGAAAAATTATCTGGATTAGAGCTAATCAAGTTTCTCTGCTCGATGTATACCTTACCATCTCTTTTAGCAGATTCGTATTGAGCTTTTGAGTCGGTATAAGATTGAGAATTTGAGTCTATGAAAAACGCCACTTTTCTTCCGGCCATTGATATGCCCTCTCCAAATTCTTTTATAAAATTTTCTCTCGCTTGTTCATCGGTCAATGTATTCTCTGAGTGATCGAGATCTTTTAGCAATTTTGTTTCAGAATAGGTTTCGCTTGTATACTCTCTCGAGTCAATAATCACATTAAAACTGGGAGGGCTCGCATTATTTTGAATTCTATTATTTGTCTGAAAAGCTCTTGGATACAGACTCTTTGTTTCAATAGGATAATCAGTTTCAACCAATTCATCACAATACTTTCCAATTTTATATAACTGCCATTTATCTATAGACTCTTCGGTTAAACCATACTTACCAACACCGTATCTTGCATTATAAATTAAATCAAATAATATCCATGCTGGATTATCTGACCAGTATTTATCAGAGTCATTTATAGTGTGAACAGATTCACTATCATCCTCTTGTCCTTTCATCAATCCATCCCAGGGCCCATTATAAATTTTATTTACGGGATCGTAATTCGAAGGGATCAATATTTTCTTCATCTTAACATGATAAGACCTCTCAGGTACCCGATTAATATTTTTACTATCTACTTTTACATGAACAGCAGCGGAGTTCGTATATTGAAGATTTTCATGAATACGCTCAACAACATGACTAAATTGTATATTCCTCTGTCTAGTAATTCCCCCAACATTTTTATCCTTTACTGTCGGATCAAATTCTGGACTTAATTTTATAATTTTAAACACCCAATTTCCCCCAACATCTTCTAAACTCAAAAAATTATCAAACTTCACTCTTATATCAAATTGATATGCGGTTGTTGCGATACCGTCAATCTCAAAGTATTGATCAAAACCTTCGCCATGATTTGAAATTCCCGCCCCTCCATCGTAACTTACTTGAGTACATCCAGAATCCGCTTGATAAACATTGTATTCTCTGCCTGCTCGACTAACAAGAATTGCAAATCTTAATCTTTTGTCCTCAGCCAGCCGTTGTGCTACTCCATCATTATTAGCATCAGACACTTCTATCGCCATAGAAAAAATCACTTCAGAAACAAATTGATTTGATATCGTATGAGATAAAATTTTTGCATCGTTTTCCTTAGCTGATTGTATAGAGCTATAATTTGCAGGAGCGGTGCTTGCATCATAATTACCCTTGTTGCTCGCGCCGTATGGGCTTGGCCCGGTCATTAAAAGTTCATATCTTTTTACGTAAGATACTCCATTAGTTAAGTAATTACTTTCCGTTTCATTACCCTTTTGAAACTTAGGTTTACCAATGGTATCCATATCTTCGTTTAGTATATAATTTAAAGTGCCTTTCTCGGTTATCGACAAAGGAGTATTTCTAACTTGTACATCATTAAGATAAATTCCCTCAGAGATATCGTCGTCGCTCAACAATGCTCCGTATTTATTACAAAATCCTTCTATTGGGCCTTCGCAAAGTAAATCAACAAACTCTTTCTCAGAATAAGACTCAAGCAGTGAATCTTTTTTACTTTCTTTTCTTCTGGTAATCTCAGATTCTGCAATGCCTGTTGCGCCAACTTTCAACCTTCCATAACCAAGGGGAACAGCGATGCCTTGGCTTCTCCTAGTCCTTCCCCCGGACATAACATACGACTTGGTACTTATAGGGTCTTTTCTTTTTGGAGGTTCTGGCGGTTTTGTGAGAGCCGCCATTGCGTATGACATAGCCACAGCAAAAATAATCTTTGCCACAACAGCCTTAAAAGTAAACCCTGATGCTCCTGTAGCAAAAACAAGCTTAAAGAAGCCGGTGATCCCCGAGCCCTGCGTTATAGGGATTATATGATAATCTTTATTTTTTTTCTTGAAATCAATAGTATCTTCAGAGATAACATTTTTATTAAAATCGCTTTCGCTCTTTATAGAATGAATATCTTTATTCAACATAATGTATTCAACATGACTTTGATTAGAATTAACAATATACTGAGAAAAACCTTCTATATTTGCATCTAACGCAAGCACAACTTCCCTAGGTGTAGACGCAGCAATATCCCACTTTTTACCAAAGATCTTGCCTAGCTTGCCATGTAGATATACAGTTTTCACTTTTCCTTAAACCTATAATATCTATACACCTATATTTTTATACAAGAAAAAGTCATTATATTTAATGCTGTATATTAAGTATGGGATAGCCAATTCATTAGATACTTTTTTATCCAATTCGCTTGGATTCGCGCAGCTATCGACGTGAGAGTGAACAATATATTCAGGACAATAAGCAATGATAATCTCAGGGTCAATAACAAAATGCTTCTCACGGTTCCAGCTCTTATTTTCAACCGACAAGAACCTGAGTTCGCGCGAGTCTTTGTATATTATACCACAAGACTCCTGATTAGGTTTTTCTAGAAATTTTTCTTTAATTTGGGATAAAATTTTTTTATCCTTAAGAATCGCTTCCAACATCGAACCTCTCTGTTCCAGGAAACCCTCCAAACCTTAATAAAGTTTTATCGTTAGCCCCATTATATTTGTATAAATCCTTGTCTTGATTATTTGTAGAAAATCTTTTTTTGCATGCGTCAAGCGTTCTTTGGCACTCATCTTTTAACCAATGATCCCTAGAAAAAAAAGGGTGATACGAACCTACATTTTCATGTGTTTGTATACATACATAAATCTGAGGGGTAGATTTATAAGGATTGCTAGATTCTGATGGTAATATTTTAACAATGTCATTTAATTCATAAGGCCGAGGATTATCTTCGGTACCGTTTTTACCGAAACGATTCCATTCTTTTATATTGCTGCTATTAATTAAATTCGGAGAATAAAGATCAGGATTTATCCACCCAACATTGTATTCGTCTTCTATTTTTGGCATAAGATATGAAAAATCTTTTCTTAAACTTTTTCCATTTGATGTTTCTATTGGAAGCCCTTGGTATCCGCATCCAACTGAACACCTATACGTAAAACCGCAGTATCCAGGAAGAACCATTCTGGCAGGTACCAGAGTTTCATCTAATTCTAAGGAGGAAACTAACTCGAATTTTACAAACTCCTTATTTTCTTCTACTTTTCTACCTATATAGTAAACATCGTCAGGAAAATGAGAATTATAATCCTCAGTTCCAAACGGATTTATCTCATTAAAAAAATTTTTATTATCTAAAAACCTAGTAAAAGTTCTTTTTCTCGTGACCTTGCAGTTCGCAAAGTCATCATTTGAATGGGTGATTTTAGAAAAAATTCCATCTGGATTAGCTAAGTATAAATTAGGACGAGGAAGCCTTCCATCTGATTTTGCTTCAAAAGAATCAGTTTTTACAGGAAGAGGTTGGTAAGCTTTATCTTGCCAATAAACTGGATTTCCCTCATTAGACATAGGGGTAAACCTATAGATGGGCTCGCTACCAAAATTTATTCCATATATATCGCTCAATATATCAAAATTAACCTGAAGATTACTAAAATCTATTTCGTATAACTCAACAATAGCATCTGGCAAAATAGATAAAGTTTGCTGCATTAAATTAGCTGAAGAAGTAGTCATATTAAGTATAAATTTTAGTGTTTATTTTGATATCTGAGGCGCTAGACAATATCCTAACATAACCAGAGTAGTCCTTTATGGAAGTGTCTCTGGTTGTTAAGTTTCCAAGGTCTCCATTTTCATCCTCAAACATCAACTCTGTTTTATCTAAAGTAATCAAAGGTATATCTAAATCAACTTCGAATAAATCAAAAGTTACTTCAAAGAACTTAGTTTCTCCAGGTTGAATATGAGGATTTCTATTTTTTTTGATAAATTCTTCATTTATATAATAATCAGTTAATAGAGAGATATTTCTATCATCAGACTTAAATATATTCCCAGTATTTTTTTGTATATATCTTCCGATAGGCTTTAAATCCGAATCTAAAAGGTCAAACATAATTTGTCCATTGGATCCATTTACGAAGCTGTTTTTCACAATTTTTATTTTGGCTCCATATAGGTTTAAAGTATCAGATTGTAAGTTTTTGAAATTATTTTCATCATATACTGGCAAATCTATAATATAATCAGAAGGCTCCAAACCTTGCTCTGTAAATAACGGAGCCTCAATAGGATTAATACCCTGCATAGAGGTGCCTAACTCAAGACCTATTCTATTTAAGAACTCATCGGAAGTACGAACCATATAATGTATATGTATATTCTTATTGAATACGTCTGCATTATTATTTATATAATAATCAATAGCCCCAGAGTCAACATCTCTTCCTAATAAAGTTTGCCAAATATATTGCATACTTTCCTGACTAGGAACCTCATTTAAAAATTCATCACTAAAGTCGTCTCTTCCATATTTAATTGCGCCCCATTTATATTCATCAGAATCCATCATAGAATAAAGAACGCGCCTTATATCTAACAGAGAGCCTGACATCCAACCATTGATTTCTTGAGACGAAGGAGTTCTGCCAAACAAAACAGAATATAGTCTTGTAATACCGGCACTAGTCTTTTCTGAGTTTAAAAATTGTTGACTGAAATTAAAACTCCTTGCGGGCATGATTCTATACTCAGTTTTTCCTCCCCACTCAGACCAATGTTGTTTACCCCACTCGTACTTTGTTAAACCTAATTGATCTTTAATATAATCATACCAGTAGCGGTCAAGGTCTGGGTAAAAATTTACATAAGTTGCATAGTCAAAGTTTCTGTTTCCGATTACCTTAAAGCTCCAAGGGTGACTCAATCCCCTTATACTAGTAACAGTAAGAGCTTCGTTTCCAATATTAGTTACTTTTCCCCTAACTCTATACCTAAGACCAGAATCAAAATCGCCAGAATCTCTCGGTTTTCTAAATACCAGAGTTGAGTCTCCAACAATTTTCGCAGGAGAAGGGACATGAGGTTGGTTTTGATATATCTGTTTATCAAAATTTTCCGCAGACAACAACACAGGATGTTCCATAAATTTAGCAGAAATTGAGTGATTATTTTTATACTTATATTCATGACTCCACTCTTCGCATACAAAATTTCTGACTCTGTCATAGGGAGCAGGAAGGGTAAACTGAAAAGGCTTAAACCCCTTGTGTTGTTCTAAAAAATGTAAAATAGCACGAGCCTCTTTGTCGTTTCTATTATTAAAATTTACAGTAAAATCTAATAAACTTTCATTTATCCCATCGTTATATATTTGAGTATAACCCTTACCCAAAGATATATCATGAAGCCTGGGTTTTTGTGAAATCGATAAACCCAGAGATGGAGACCAAAAAAAGCTTCTTGACCAACTATCAGTATTAATATCGTTAATTATTGAATTGCCCTCATTATCGTGTTCAATTTTGTAAGGGTCAACCCCTTCTATTTGAGTTGGGCTTTTACAGTAATAGTATCGATTTATCTCAGAGACAAAAACAACATCATTCACTTCGTAATACTCAGAAGGGCTATATTCCTCAGCCCTCCTCACAAATCCCCCGTCTTCCATTCGAATTGTAGAGAAGTCAAAATTTTTGATTGTTAAATCAATATCATTGCTGTCTTCGAAATTAAGTGAATGCGAAAAATCAAAACAATAAAAATCTAACATTTGGGTTTTTGTAGTATCGTATGGATGAAAGGTAGAGCTTCCGCCCCACTTAAAGCCTGAAATGCCCTGTGTATATTTAAGGTTGTTTGAGGGCTCTTGACGTTCGTGTTGTCCAAGTTTGTTTTCTAAAAAATGAACAATTGCATTAGACTCCCTACTATTCCTGTTTTTGAATTTTAAATTCGCAGAAAAAGATAAGGAATTAATACCTTTTGGCTGCACCCTATAATAACCGTTGCCAAATTCTTGTTTTGTATTATTCGCTTTGTATTTTACAGTAGACCCATAATCCGGATCAAAGAAAAACTCATCAGATGACCAGAAGTCAGCAGTGTCGGTTTCTCCTATAACATTTTCAGGCATTGATACATGGAAGCCCCCGCTTTCTTCATATCTATCCACAGAGTCTTGATCTGAAATTCCATGTATCCAAATTCTAGATTTTTTTGTCTCAGGAATTAATTGATTCCTGGCCTCATTAGTAAAATCTATATTAAAAACTGGAACATCCGTTCGCGGGGAAGCCTCAACTTTTCTACGGTCAGAAAGACCTTTTCTTATAGACCACCACTTATTCTCTTCCTGAATAAATATATCAAATGCGAAGCCCTCATCAAAGCGAGCGCTTTTCTCAAATAAACTCCAACCCTCTTTTATATTAAAAAGATAACTAGTTCTATCAACCCTTCTACTTATATACAACTTTCTATTATTTTGATGAACAGGAAAATTTTCATCGTACCACGTGTCAAGGTTATAATCAACATCTTGGTCATTTTGCCCAGGAGGAAGAACGTTCAACATCATAATTTGAGAAAGATCTTCATTGCAACCTACATGAGTGAAAAAGTTAAAATTAACATCAGATGTATCATTCTCTATAGACCAAGACATATCAACTTCGTTATATTTAAATATTCTTGCCACCTCGTGACCATTCCATTGATGGTTTAAATTTTTTTCTATATTTGATATATATCTGTTTGCGCCTATGAGGATCTTAGTTTCTTCCCCCGAGCTTCTTGATATGTGAGAATCAAACAACGCAGACCCATATTTCTTGAAATCAGGATCTGATAGTTGATAGATCATATTTTGATTACCTAAAGTTCTAGAGATATTGTATTCTACTCCATCCCAATTGATTGTTCCGTCAATTTCTCTCTCTTCAAAAAAACCAAAGTCTGCTGCCGAAACAGTTTTTATTTTCTTGCAAATAGTTTTATAATCATTTTGCGCTTCGTTAAAACTCTCTAAAATAGCCCAAGAATGCAGTTCTCCGTCAACAATAGTAATGACTTTATTATTACCAGAGATACTTACCTCTGATCGACTAGTGTTTTTATTGTTGAGCGGCGCATATCGCTCGTCATGAATTAAGCTCCAGTCACCCTGGTTATTTTTTTTATATACAGCAATACTGTCAGGCGCATTCCTGAATGTGTCCCCTATTTCGGATTTGTATGTTACCGCAAGTATGGTTCCATCTCTAGATATTACGGCGGGCACCTCACAATCCATAAAAGATATAAAAGAAGGAGGGAGCTGTGAATTAGCTACACCATTTATATTTTGAACCGTCTTATCATGGCTACTGCTTGTTGCCGCCTTTATATCAAATTCCGTAGAATTGCTGTTTAAATTTAAAAGGCGAACTCGAACCCTTGTGGATCCTGAAAGCTGTATAGCTAAACGAGAGCACATTAATAATTTAGTATTGTCACTAGTAAAGTTTCCAACAAAAAATGGAGATACATCAGAATAAATATTCTGATAGCCATTAATGGAAGCCTCGATAATATTTAAAGACCCATTAGAAGCTCTTTCAATAGAACCCTTCCAACGTCTTACCAAATGCTCTTCCGTATAACCGCTAGACTGGCGAAACTTTAATTCTTGCGAATCTCCAATAAGCTGATCTGTATTAAAATATGACTGAAGATTGCTTAACAAAGCTAAAGAATCTTCTTGTAAAGAGTCGGGATAATTTAACTTGGTTTCTCCATACTCAACTGTTTCTGTCATTGATAGTATGGTATATTTTTTATCCTGATGATCTTCCAAAAGTGAGACGAGCTCTTTGTTTTCGGGGTCTCTTCGAATTCTTTCGTCTATCGACCATTTTCCATATACAATCCACTTTACTAGTACATCTTGATCAGGAGAAAAACTTAGAGATCTTGACCTAAGACTATCCTGATCGTATGACAGGCCTAGGTTTATTATATTTCTAACCGGACTCTCCCATGAAACATCAGAAAGCGAGCCGCTTTCAATATCAACTTGAATACAACCCTTAGATTCAGGTACGGTTTGATTGTTTTCAACTTGATAAACTTCACCTCTTACCCTCAAATCAAGGTGAAGCGTCGCCACTTGATAATCTTCAATATCTTCAGCTTCTACATAACCAACAGTTCGAGAAATATCTCTTTGAATACCTGTACTCCTTCCATTTAGCCACTCATTTCCACGATTTGTTATTTGTGGTGGATTCATAGCTTTCGAACTAGGCCAATTTATGTATGCTATACGAGAACAGTCATCACTTATAGCTGCAACATGAAAAGTGCTAGAGACATTTTCATTATGTTTTAATGTCCAATTGTCTGAAGAAGCGCTGGCTCTATTATAAACCTCGATAGATGTTTTTTTCTTAATAACGCAAGTCAAACCATCATCACTAAACTTCAACCTATCAATAGGCTCATATCCAACTTTACTCGAGTTCTGATCATAATAAACCTCGTTAATGTTATTGCTAAAATCTACATTTAAATTTTGAGACTCCCATATTTCAGCAGGATACGGAGGTATATAATCCTCAAACCAAACGTAAGCTTTATTTTCATTAGCAATTTTATATTTTCTTTTTGTAAAAAAATACAAATCAGGCATTCCATCAAAATTAAAGTATAAACTTTTTTCATTGGGGTCTAAAGAATCCTTTGAGTTTTCTTGATTAAACCCTTCAATGTTTACAATTAAATTATTATCAATAGATGGCACCCAAATTTTATTTGAATCAGTAAGCATAGGCACAGGTCTGTTTTCTGCTTCTCCATAATTCGCATAATGTTGTCTACCCCACTCCTCGATACTGGAAAAGTTATCGGCTTCAGCTTCATAAGCAGGAAGCAATCCATATACATCTCGCATTACATACTCTTTCCAGTCCCTGCCTCTCCAATCAAAATTTGAAATACCAGCCAAGAACCACTCTGAGTTAAATTTATCTTGATTATATTCTTCTGCACTCAATACTTCATTTAACAAAAAATCTCCAGGAGAAACATCTTTCTCTGAATGATCTAATTTAGTTTCTATAACCAAGAATCGTCCATCATTACCAAAACTACTGTTCGTGATGACAATTTCGGTGCCCTGAACTAAATTCAGTTTATTATGCAGATCATACAAATAATAAGTCTCTTTGCCGCCCCAAGATGGACCTCCCCCAAGAAGTAAAAATCTTCTAGGTTCGGTTATTGAATGTCCTCCCGCATACGCTATATCATTCTTTGCGTATAAAAATCTATACCCCTCTCTATCAAAAACAATATCATATTTTTTATAAGACTCGCCTTTTTTATAGTCTCGGATTTGATTGCTAGAATTAGTTTTTAAGGGATCTCCAGAGCTCATCTAATGACCTCCTGCATATTAATTGTTGATACAGCGGTGGCGCCTTTAGAAATACTTATTTTTTGATCCATTATTTTACCACTTAAAGAAAAATTGCCTATCTTAATTCCATTCATTGAATACATGAAAACATTAAAACCACTATCTTGCAAATTATCTGACTGACTGCTTCTCTGCTGACTGCCATAAGCATTCAAGTTATCGACTAACTCAGAGCCAACAATTTCAGCTGCAGCCTCAATATTCTCTACAGAAACCCTAGAAGGCACAGCCCCCCCTGCATGTTTAGCAACATCAGTATTTTCATTTTCCCTTATTCTGTTAGATATTTTTCTGTTCACCAATATATTATACCTCAAAGATAACATTTCAAAACCATAATCAAACACACTATCAATTTCTCCCCCAGAAATTTTAACAGACCCAAACGACTTAATAGAGTGTGCGAAGTCAACATCCCTAAGGCTCAATAATCTATCTGCAGTAGCTTCAACAGTTCCGTAAATATCGTACGTTGCATTTGCAGAAATCAAACTAAAAGGCTTCATCTCAAAACTAAATGACTTGAGATACATATTATTAAATTTATATCTTCCAACCAAATTATCATTTATAGGAAATTCACTAATATCTTTTGCGGCTTGCCTATTCATCGCAACCCTACCTAATTGCAAAAAAGCATCTAAATTATTTGTAGACATTGTGTTTGCAGAAATAAAGAATTTTATTGACAAACTTCCCTGCACTCCACTAAGAGGACGATACCCTATAAAATTTACAGATGGGCCAAGAGTTTTAGGATCTCTTGCTCCATAAACCCTCTCTTTAGCTAAAGATGTTTTTGTAGATAAAACAGCGCTACTAACAAGAATCTCCTTGCCGCCAATAACAATTTTACCATCTTCGAATCTCAATAAAGGGCTACTCATAATAAATCAAACTACCTATTTTTTGTCTCAAAACCTTTGTAGGTTAAGGATATTGATAGCTCTCCATTTATATTACTATTTATTGTCTCTCCAATTAATCTTGCATTATACGCTTGCAATTTATTTATAACAGTATTTTTATTAAAAGAATCGCATATATCTATTACTATATTACTCTTAGGAGCGGCTTGCAATCTATCTTTTATTTCTCTAATTTCATATTCTTCAGCTATCATAGTTAAGTTGACATCGGTTTCTATCGGATATATAGTATCAATTTGTATAGGCTCCAAGTTTGTATATTCTGCCCCGCTATTATTATACCAATTAGAAACAGAACCCCTTGGTAACGCATATCGAGGTTCAGTACTTATAGATCTGCTAAAGCTAAAAGCGCTAATTGGATCTATTTGAAAATCATTGATTGTAATTTTTATACTAGACTGATCGGGATACTTTATTGGCTCATCCTCATTTAAGTTAAGCTGGGATAAATCCATAACAAACGCATCTTTACCTAAAATAGCGCTTCTGTATTTATAACCAGTAACTATACTGGTATACCTCTCTTCGACGGAGGTCGGTGGTAAAGACTCATATTGTTCATACGAAATAGCGAGAGTTCCGTCATTCCAAGAACTAGAGACTTCCGAGCTATTGGTGCGCCTACCAAGATACACTCGAGAAGAATGATAGTTACCAATATTGTATGGATAATATCTAGAGTTAGTATTTATAACATAAGTTGCATAATTTACCGTATTACCGCCCATATGACCATAAACAGTTAGATTTGTTTGTATGTCAGGAATTTCACCTATATTACAAGAAACAGAATACGAAGATATTCTCGCCCGATTAAAACCAAACCCCTTGTTATTATTTGCATATAATATAGCTCCATCAAAATCTTGCTCATCATATACATATCTTCCAAAAATATTTTTCTCGAGCAGCGGATCTTTCCCCGTCATTTTTCTAGATATCGCAAAATTTCCAACCATAGGAGAATCCACAAAAGCATCAACAAAGCCTACTCCAGCAATATTTACAGGCTTTTGATTTATGGAATAACTTCCGTCTGCAGATTGAACTCCTGCAAGTTTATTATTGTTTATAATAACAATTTGTTCGTAATTCGAAAAGCTCATTATACGGTTTTACTTAATAAACCTCCAGGCCTCTGTTCTTCTAAAATTACAGCCACCACTTGATGCTTCACTCTTTCTGCAAGCTCTGCAGAATTTTTCTCTTGATTATCTGAATTTTTGCCGCCTTCTTGTGCTCCACTTTGCTGTCGATCACTTTCAACAGCCTGACCTTTTTCTAAATTAATGGTTATACTTATATTATTAGTGTTTCCAGATATCGACTCTGAATCTTGAGAGCCTAAAGCTTCATCACCTCCAACCATTCCCCCTTCATTGAATTTACCTGCATTTATTTGATCAAGCATTGGCCTACCAAGCCTCCTAGCAGAACTAGCCTTAATAACATATTCTCCATCGCTCAACATTGCAGGAATTTGATCGATGCCAGTTTTTCCAGAGATCCACCCACCATTGTTTTTCTTTTCAACTTCTTCTTTTTCTCTCAAAGCTTCCGTTAATGAAGGGTTCAATAAAGGAGTAAGAGCTCCCCCCCCAAAAGAATATTTATTAATTTTACCACCTCTAGAGACTCCCATTGTAGTATTGTCGAAAATAATACCCCCATAATCGTTTTCAAAAGGTTGAGACCGCTGCATGGCTTCCCCGAACGACATTCCTGGATTCATTGATTGAAGCGCCTTTGCTCCGTCTATGCTAGTTCCTGAAGATCTCGCCCAAGAGTCCATCATAAGACCTTCTCCTAGAGCTCCAGATTCTGCCGCTGAAGAAAAAGCTGAAGAAAGTCCGGCCGTTAGAATAGTCATGCCGATTGTGGTTAACAATTTTCTTCTTTTAGCTTTTTTTGCCCTGCGCCTTGCCTCGGCTTCTTGACGAATACGCTCTTCTTCAGAGAGTATTTTTTGCATTGCTCCAGCATCTTCCTGGACCCCTACATTGCCAGATTGAGAATAAAAGAATGCGCTCATTGCCCGTTTTTGATATTCTCTTCCTGAGACAAACCCCCTGCTACCACCAAAATTTGCCGCTAATGCAGAACCTGCTTCCGCAGGTCTTCCTGGCCCAGAGTCTGCTTCTCGACTGATAACTCCTTTTGATAATAAATTTTCTTCGACAGCGCTTCTTAATTGAGCTTGTTTTTTAGCTTTTGCTTCAAGCAGTTTTTCTGCTATCCCGGTTTTTTCGATTGCCCCACCTCCAGAAAATTTGGGGATACCTGTTCCAGTGTTTATTTGGTGCATAAAGGCTCCTCCATACTTATTCACGGCTTGACGGCTCATAACATATTCTCCATTAGAAACGTATGCAGGAACATTACCTCCTTTGGAATATTTTTTGACAGATCCGCCATTATTAAAGCCTCCCCCTATGCCACCAACAATCGAATATGCCATTTTCTGAAGAAAGGCCTGCTGAATCATTTGAAGAAAATTTAGAGCAGCATCCTGAAGGGCTTCATCTAATTTTTTCGTTCCATTCATTGCCTCACCCAAAGCTCCGGCCAAGCCATCTGCAAATTTTTGAGGAATTTGTTTTCCGAGATGATAATCCATAAAATCGACTTGTTCTCGCATCTCAGCAAATCCCCTCTTTAAACCAAATTTCAAACCGTCACCCTTCATATTCTGAATGCTTTTGAGTCTTGCTTTAGCTCCATCTTCGATAGCTTTTACATGATCTCTTTCTTCTTTGGTGAGCTGTTGAATCTTTTCCTTTGTGTCTGATATTAATTTTTTATGCCTCTCTGATTTTTCGAGTATTTTATCTTTTGACTTTTCAAGCTCTAAATTTTCTTTCCTTAATTCCTTAAGTTCGTCTAATTCTTCGTCTGTTGCTTTGTCTCCTTTTTTAAGTATAGATGCTCCCCTTGTTGTATTGTCTAATATTTGAGCATCAATTGGGCTCAATTCTTTTTGCGTTTGCTTTTCTGTGAGATCACTCAAGTTAGTACCTTGCATAAAGTACTCCTCCTGAAGATCTTGATCAAGACCCAAGTCTCCTAGTTGTTGTTTTATTTGCCCAGTATAACCTCTTCGAATATTTTCTACAGTTTTTGGGAGTTCATCGACAGCTCTTTGAGCCTTCATTTCTTTGGTCTCATATCCTCCGGAAGCTAAAATTGCAGCATCTCTTTGTTGACTTTGAAATTCTCTGATTTTCTCTTTATGTTCTGTTTCTCGATTGTAAGCCTGTAAAGCATCACTATTTTCTCTAATAATTCTATTTCTATCTGCAAGAATTTGATTTCTTTGATTTTCTAGTTCTATACCTTTTACTTTTAGGTTATTGCCTTCTTGTAATTGACGATTAGCTTCTACATGTTCTTCAGTAATAGCTTCGATTAGGATCTTATTTGATTTCTCAGATGCATCATCCCCAAGGGTGGCTTTGTATTTTTCTACAGCTTCTATCAATTTATCAATTTCAATTAAAGCTAAGGCATCAGTAATATCTGCAATCGTGGCGTTATCTCCCATTTTTTCACCTTTAATGCCGAGGCTTTTAGCAAGACCCGCTCTAAAATCTGAATCAGTTTCAGCGATTTTTGCAAAGCTCTCTCGAGTTTTTGCTTCAGATGCTATTTTTCCACTTTTTAAATTATCTGCGGCTTCGTCTAAAGCTTTGTTGTATTTTAATTGAGCCACTTCTTTTTCGCTTAAAAACTTCTTTTGTAATTCTGTTTCGACCAAATATAAATTTGATCGAGCCAAAGCTTCTTTTTTGATTTTCATTTCTGCATTAAAAGTTTGTTTTCTTACCGTTCTAGCAGCTTTTTCTTTGTCAATCTGTACAATCAATCCTTGATATCTTTCAGCTTGTTGTTTTTCATATTCGTCTTTTAATTTTTTCAGTCCTGGATTTACTTCTTCAGCGACTTCTTTGTCTGAAGCTTGAAATTTTTGGGACTTGCCCCTAATTTTTCTAGTAATACTTTCACCTTTTAAAACCTTAGCATACTCTTCTTTACTTAAATCCGCTATAGTTCTTTGACCAAAATTAAAGCTAAATACATTACCTTTTTCATTTTCTAGAAAGTAATCTATTAAATTATTTCTAATTTTCTCAGCTTCTTGAGCCTGCTCTTTACTTGCTCCAATTGCAGACATTGCAAATTCATCAAATTCCCTAGACATTGCAATACTTCTGTCTCTATTTTCCTTATTTTTGCCTTTGTTTGCTCGAGCAGATATTTTTGCATCTCTTTCTGCTGGAGTCATATATCTACCTCCTTTTTGAAAATACTCTTGATATTTTTCAACTCCTTTAACATGTGAGAGTTCGTCTAAATGAGGAACAGCTCCACTTCTTTTTGCTAAAACATCGAAAGATTTAATTAAAGCATCTCCAGCTGTCTGTTCGGAATCTAAACCTAATATTTTTGCGCTTTCTTTAATATTTGGAATTTTTCCAATATTCGTTTTAAGTTCTCCAGCTTGAATTATTGATTGAAGGCCTTGTGAGTAAGATTGCGCTTGAGTAGCTATTCTCTCATCATTTTGCTTTTGAATTGCTTCTGTATTTTCTTTCATAGCAGACGTATAACCATCAAACGCTCCGTATAAGGCTCCAGCAGCAACCACAAATGGTGCAGCTGGACCAAAAAATGGAGCAATCATGCTTGCCATATATCCAGTTGAGGCAGCTCCCTGTAAAGCTCCTCCCGCATTATACATAGCAGCCCCGGATCCTGTTTGTCCAGGACCATCTCCCTGCAAGTATGCGGCGGCCATAGGTAGTCCTAGAATTGCAGTCATACCCGCATTACCCCTAATCTGAGCTCCCCTTCGCTGCCTGCTTTGTTGAGTTAGCTGAGTCTCGGCTTGAGCTCTAGCTGTTTTTGCTGCGGTTAATTTATTTTCTGCTGCAGCTGCACGTCTTGTCGCTTCAGTTTTTGTTCTTTCTGAAGCGTAAGCAGATTGAGATATACTTGAATAACGTCTTTTGTGTTCGGTTAATTTTTTAATTTCTGCATCATGCTTGGCCATTTCTGCTCTTGATTTTTCCATTTGAGCATTATAGTCTTCAACAGTTGCGTTGCCCCTTAGACCGCTAAATAAATCCGTAATCATTCCAGGCATTGCGTAATTAGGCACAAAGCCTTTCGCTCCAAAAACATCCCTCAATCCATTGGGTTCATCTTTAGTATTGGTTACTCCAAGGCCAATTGGATTTCCTTTATTAACTAAAGCTGGATGAGAATCTACTCGAATTTGAGAAACAGGTACTCCTGCTTGACGTTCTCTTGATATTGCGTCTGCAAGAGGGTTCGCATAATTAGGAATAAATCCTCCAGAAAGCAAAACGGGGCTTGAGCTTTTCCCACGTAATCCTAGTCGAATCGACTCCTTTCCGGTGAGAGCTTTTGCCATTGCATTTTTGGGGGCAGAACCCCTAGATCCTCTAAATATTATTTCCTTAGCAATTTTAGCAGCCATTGAAGCCTGCAGTTCTCGACCGTCTGAAATCTTAAAGTCTCCCCTTGGTGCGATTGGGCCATACAACTTTTTGAGTTCAGGAGTCGCCATTCTAACATCAAAATCGCCACCCATATAATTGCTATCTGTAGCTTCGGTTTTCAGCCTTCTGGATAAAGCTTCTTCAAATACAGCGCCATACAGGCCACTAATAGCTCCTTTTGCTCCGCTGCGACCTCCCTCTGGTCCCATAAATTGCTTAATGATTGAATCTGCAGATGATGCTGGAATTTTTTCAATACTTGGTCCTAATTGCAGTTGATTCGCCACTTTTACAGTTTGAGTTCCTATAACTTTTCCAAGTTCCTTGAGCGCTTGAGGAACAACTCTTTGTTGATTATCTAAAGCTGACTCTGTATAACCACCTTTTTTGACTCCTGCAATATTAAATAATATATTTTTATTAATTTTTTGACCGAATACAGGTTTTCCGCCTTTCGATCCAGGAGAAACTCCAGATCCTCCGCCAGAAACTTTTCTTCCATACCCCTCAAAAGGAATCAGCATAGTTGCAACACGTCTAGCGTCAATAGTATTTCCCTTATTAAAGTTGGGAATAAATCCATCTGCAGCATAAGGGTCAAAACCATGAACCTCCCCAAATGCTTTTTGATAATTTTTGCCAGCCTTACTTGATTGAGGAGGCATGATAGCTGGCTGTTTAAAACCAGCAAAATTCTTGACTTGCTCTGCGCTATTGTATATGACCGAGCCTTGTCCTGGCATATCCATAGCTCGAATATTTCCTGCGGCATAGCCTCCCTCTGCTGCTTGCTGACGTTCCGAAAAATTAGGTATGTGACCGTAAGCCCTATTTCTTCTTGGACTTAGGCTTGGACCGTAACCCTGTCTGTACAACGTAGACGCTGCCTGCTTGGAAACTTCATTTAAAATTCTGGCTTGAGCAACCTGAGACTGTATTAAACCTAAAATTATTTTTTCTTTTTCTGCTCGACTAATATCAGTGCGCAACATTTCTTTATTCAGCGCTGCATTTTGACCGAACAAAGTAACAAGAGATGTTTGTATAGCCTTTTGTTTTTGAGCTTGCGTGGTAATACCGACAAGAGAATTCAAACTATCTTTTGTGAATTTAAATGCTTGAGCAAATAGCTTAACAAATACAGTTGTTAATACTACCAAACCTGGGCCAGTGATTATATTACCTAAACCTTTTAAAAATCCTGTTGCAAATTTATTTCCCGTACTCTCCCCGTCGCCAAGAATACCAGATGCAGACTCCGCAAAAGATTTTACAGTGTTCAATATTTTCTCCATGCCTGGAGCAAGCATAATCTCGCCGATTTGAGCGCTTAATTGTTTAATTGCTAAACCTGTTTCTGTTGCCATGGCAGACATGGTTTCTCTCAATTGCTCATTTTTTGTTATAGCTTCGTCAGTTGCTCCAGCAGCGATTTGAGTTGCTGTAGACAAGATACCATTTTGTTTTGCTGCATCACCCAGAACAGCTTTAAGCACGTTGATTTGGAATACTCCACCAACGGTTTGTGCAATTTGAGCTTTCTGAGATTCGCTGAGTTTATCAAAAGTATTTGCTAGATCTGTTAAAATTCTTTTTGCTCCTAATGTTTTGCCCTCAATATCTCTGACAGCAATACCTAAATTTTCTAATTGATTCAAAGTATCCGTTCGGCCAACTCTTGTAAAAATTGTTTTTAACGAGTTTCCGATCACCTTACCTCCTCGAGCAGTTTGTTGTTGAGCTGCAGTAACAAAACCAATTAACTCATCTATATCTACTCCAGCACCTTTTGCAGCTGCACCTGTTCTTGCAATAGCGTCAGCAAAATCTTCGGCGCTTACTGCAAATTGAACGTCAACAGCAGCAAATTTACTAACCAATTGGGTAGTATCCTTTATCTGGCTTCCATAAGTATTCATCGCAGCAGTCAACGACTTTACAGCTTCGGCAGAATCCATTCCCGTCAATCGAGTAAGAATCAACGCATCTTTTGTACGTCTCAAAGACTCTTCGACAGCTAAACCTTGACGGGCATATTCAGTTGCAGCTTGAGCGGCTATATTAAAAGCTGCACCAGTTTCTTTTGCAACCTTAAAAAGGCTGTCGCTAAATTTATCTAAGTTTTTAGCGCTAAGGCCCATAACAACATTAATGTCCGCAAGAGCTTTTTCGACCTCCACCATATTTTTAACCATTCCCTTAAAAGCATCAGAAACTCCATTGATAATTGCCATACTCGCACCGAATGCAATAATACGAGCATTTGCAGCCTCCATTGATTTACTAAACTCATCAGCACCACGCTTCATGTTGCCCAAAGGTTGCGTGGCACCCTTATCGTCAACAGTAATTTTTATCGGTTGACGACGAATTCTATTTATTGCAGCCTGAACTGAAGCCTCAAGAGGTTTTGTATTCCCATGTATGTCAAGATCAATCATATTCCTTATTCCTTAGATAAGGATATTATACACTAAAATTATGTTACGCCGTGCAATTTCATCAAATCTTGCATGTTTAAGCTGCCACCTTTCTTTTTGGCTTCGGCATGAAGGTCTACGGCTCCTGCAGGTTTTGATATTCCAAGTCGTTCATAATCTTCATCTTTTGCTCCAATTATGGTTCCTCCATCACCTGTAGACAATTTATCTTTTGCTTTTTCTCTTTCTTCTTTTGAGCTGCTACCAAATTCTAATAACTTGGCAGGGTCTTGACGTATAGATTCAGGAATATTATCGTTTGTATCAAATATATTTTTAAATATTCTTGTATAAACAATTAATTTTATTTGATTGTATGTTAATTCACAAAATGGTTTTCCATAAAATTGCATGCTATCCTCTGCAAAACTAAGATATGGATTGTAAAAATCTTCGAGTATTGTATATTGTACATTCTCTTCCTGAAAGTTTTTAAACACATCATTGTATACATTAATCACATGTTTAATATCATACTCCTCTAGCTGATCAAACACTTCTTCATCAAATAAAGGATCGCTTAAATCCTTATCCTCAAAAAAAGATTTAATCATATAAAAATCATTTGCCCTATCTTTCGCATAACGCTCACAGGTATTACCAATAAGATTGTATTTTTGTAATTCTTTTTCTTGTAGCAATTTACTTTCTTTATTAATAACCTTCTTTTGTCGATCAATATCTCTTTGCAAAACAAGTTTAGCAAGAGCCTTATTTAAATTTTCAAGATATAATTTTTTAGAATTTATAAATTCGTCTTCCGCAGTACTCCATTCTCCCTCTTTAATGAGATAGTCCAGCATCTCTCTTTCTGTTGGAACTCCTCGTTTTTTAGCTCGATTAAAATATACCTCTTCTATCTCCTCAAGTTCTACTTGGTCATGGGGACTTAGATGCTTTATGTATACAAGCTTATCATTAACTTCTGCTGTCGAGAAGCCTCGGACTATATCCCTAAATACTCTTCTGCGCTTTGATGATTCCACGCATCATACATTTCCTTCTTCGATATCTCTATCGAGCTTTTCAAAATCTGCACGAATAACGGCGCCAGAACTATAGTACCAAAAGCTATATAATGCAGCAATTTTTCCACCAACAATATCATACAATTCATCACCCTCTTCTTCCATTTCATAGTACCTTGAAAGCTTCTGCTCAAAAGTATTTCCTTCGAATAAAGGCTTAGATTCATCTTCGTCTTCTTTTTGTATATTGGTAAGATTCAATATATACCATTGTATAACTTTATTTTCTGCACGAACATCAGCAGTATGATTAAATAAATTAGAATATGATGTTTCAACATTAACAATATCTTTTCGAAGCGTAGCAATTTCTCCAGCGATATCATCCATTTTCTTTTTTTCTTTATCGCTTAAAGATGAAACTCTCACACTTAACTTTTCACCTTCCTGAGATAGCTCTCCATACCTGACATACATTTTGGTTAGATTTTTTGCATCTTCTTCTGCAAGAAGTCCTCCCGTATCACTGTATTTTTTGGCAAGCATAGCTTTAGTGAGTATTCCCTTTTTAATACAATTACTCATCTCAACACTAAACTCTAATTCAGCCTCTTCGATTTCTCTGCGAGTTGGTTGTTTCATAATTACCCTGTAAGGAATTGCCTCGGTAACCTCTTTGGTTACGGACAACTCTTCCTCTTCGCCAGTTTCTTCGTTTTTAACTTTTTTAGTTTCAGTGCGTTTTACTTTTTCTTCTTTCTCAAATGTGAAGCTGTAAATTTCTCGCATTTTTTTGCGAGTGTCGTCCATAGTAAGAGTTGTTTTTGTTTCTGTCATGATTATTTAAATGTAAAGCCTATAGTATAATTATCTAAATCTCCTTGAATATTTCTAATTGTTTCGTTACCAATATCCAAAGTTCTTTTGCGAAGATATTGTAACTTATCTTCATCAAAGTAATCGGCTTGATCAACAATAGGGACACAACCCTCTGGAAGATTATTTCTTAACTTTTTGAAATTAATCTCATGCTCTTTATGTAAGTCCTCAAGCATTACGAGAAAACCCTTAAAAAGGGAAACCGTATTCCTGTGACAACATTTCTTGAAAATGTCTTCTGCGTTCATTAAACCTTATACCTTGAAATGATATACACAAAAAATAATCTTTAGTGTAAAAACTTTCATGACAGAATTTTTATCACCATCTGACAAAGAGAGTATTGCTGCAAATTTATTAGACCTTCATGATACATTTGGTCGAGAGATAGTAGTATATAAAGAAGCTAAAAAAGTTATTATCAGCACAGACCCGAGTTTTAATTATTTATACGGCAAGGCAGGTAAAACAACCCCAAGTGTTCAAAACGTACCAGTAAGAAAAGTTTTTAAGGCTAGGGTAAGATATGATACAGATCGAAGCTTAGAATATTTCGGGGAAACACAAACACAAGCAAAAATTAAAAGGCCTGACTCAAATAGCATTGTTCGCATAAAACTAAAGATAGAAGATTACGACTATATCAAAGATGCAAAAAGAATTGAGCTTGATGGAAGAATGTTTTCTGTTTACTCGGATCCAAGACCACATGGTTTATTTGATGTCATGCAATTCGTAACAATATTTTTACTACCAGTTGAACAAAATGGCCAGTCCACTAAATAGATCAGTTAAGAATATTTTGCACAAAAAAATAAGCTCAAATAAGGAGCTTCAACTAAAGACTAGACTATTTATAGAAAAGCAATTTAAAATTGCTCACGGAAAACTTATGGCAGACTTTGACAGTCATCCAGTAACACGAGAACTTGATGCAGGAAGCTCGTCTTCAAATATAACAGGCACGCTACAATCAGGAAATTTATTTGGTTTTATAGGATTCAACGAGGGAACAAACCCTACCTCGCAAATAAGAAATCTACTAAACAGTACAAATATTTTAATTAAACATAGAAAAATGTCTTCTTTTGGATTTATATGGACATACATGGTCACGTCTCCATCAATGAGAGATTTATATAAAATTACCCCAATGCCTTGGGCCACAGGAGCAAGTTGGCTAAAAGAACTAGAAGGTAGAGGAATTCCTAACTTAGGACAGTATATGTATAAAACTTTAAAATCTAGCAGATCTCAAGCAGGATTTCAAAATGCAAATTTACCAGCAGGAGGTAGAGTAAGAGTTTCATACATTAAAGAACTTTTGCAAGACTTTGAAAACAATTTAAATTCAATTCAAGCATCTAGAGTATCACGCGGCCTTTTTTAATATGAAACCACAATTCCAACACGAACTCACAACAAGCTTTATGCTTTGGGCAGATAATTATATTTCTGACAGAGGGGAAGCTTTTCAAAACTATAACTCTCCGCTCTATCCCATGGGCACAGACGATCAGCTAGGAGATGCGTTTGTTGCATATAGTAGTCCTCATAAACAATGGGTTTTTGATGAAAGTATTGACGGCACACAAGTTCCAAGCGGTATTTATAATAATGGAGAGTTTATAGAACGGGGAGAGCACGGCCTCATTCTTGATTTTGATGACGGCAGAGTTCTTTTAGAATCTTCTTTTGGGGCAAATAATCTTAATTTATCTGCCCAGTATTCTGTGAAAGATTTTAATTGGTATATAACAAATCAAACAGAAGAGCAATTAATTGTTGAGAGTAAATTTGATTCAAATGGAAGATTTAAACAAGAAGAATCTGGTATTGCTCCTCACACTCAAGTTGTTCCTGCAATTTTTGTTAATCCTGAGTTTATAGAAAATGAACCTTTTGCTTTTGGAGGAGAAGATAAAACATCAACAAATATAAGATGTGTTGTATTCGCAGAAAACACATATCAACTCGACGGAGCATTATCTATTTTTGCAGATTCTAAAAATGAGGTATTTAAAAAACTCAAATTTGAAGACTATCCTCTCACAGAATATGGCGACGCGCCAGACTTTAACTATGTAAACTTAATAAACTCCAAGCCGAATAACTTTTTACATATAGAAAATGTCACTTGTTCAAAATTAAGCGACAGAGTATCAAAGAACATAGATCCCTCTTTATTTATTGGATTTATTGATTTTGAAATTACAAATTTAAGATTTCCAAGATCATAAACTTCCCTTCTGATTGTAAAAAATGTAATTAGAAGAAGAATTTAAATCCCACCCTTTTTTTATTATGACAAAAACTTCAAACAGAGCTCGAGTAATTTATCAAAGTGAGGCACTTTATATTGGCACCACAGATGCAACAGGACATCATTATGCAACTGCAGATGATTGGAGACAAGGATACAACGCAGTAGGTCGAAAAACGCATGCGACCTACCAAGAAGTCGAGGATCATATCGTTTCTAATCCCTCACATATCGTCAGAACAGGAGTACATCAACTAAGAAGAGTCCAAAGCGCAAATTATAGCTTCTCTATCAATCGTCAAGATGTTAATCAGTTTGGGCAGTTAGCTAGAATCGATTCTGTAGCAGTTGAACCCCCCACAGTGAGCTTAGATTTTTCATATTATTTAACTAATGGAATCAACGAACGTCTTTTGGGATTTGGCGTTACAGGACAAACTAATGCTCTTACAGATGAAGTTTTACTTGGAAAGATTGATGAAGACGGACATCCAGTTGGAAAAAACTTTTTCATTCTTACTACCCCAGAAGGCAAAGATGCGGTAGGATCAAAAAATCACGACACATCCATAGTAACAGAAGAAGGCTTAGGAAATAGTGTTATTGCATTAGGTAATGGTTTTGTTTCTAACTACTCTATCGAAGCCTCTGTTGGAGGCATGCCTACCGCGAATGTCACCATTGATGGGTTAAATTTAAGAACTTATAACGGAACTCACAAGCTTCCAAGTCCAGCAATTAACACAATTTATGGTAACGAAGTTGATGGAGTTGAGTTTTCATTGCCTCCAGCGGTTAGCGGTAAAGGCGAGGCAGGTATTGGACCCGATGAAATCTGGGGTTCTATAGATGATTTTAGCGACGGAACTTATTTCGGAAACAATGAAGGTACAGAAGATGAAGGGTTGGCTTGTCTTCGCCCAGGAGATATCACACTGAGCCTTGGCACAGATGGTATTGCTGGAGGATTCCAAAATCTTCCAAAAGATGACCCAAGGCTTGAAAACCATGATCCCTCGAAAGATTATAGCGATGGCTCCGCTCACATTCAAAGCTTTAGTATCGATGTTCCAATTAACAGGAGCGTAATTCAAAGACTTGGAAATACTTATGGTTACTCAAGAGTTACAGATTTCCCAATTAATATCTCTGTATCGGTAAATGCAATTCTTTCTGACCTCAAAAGTGGAAATGTTGCAGATATGCTATTCGATGAAGAAGAGCATGACCTTATGTTCACCATGAGAGAGCCAACCCAAAGCGGGAATGGCCCAATTGCACTGCAGTACATGATCAAAGGAGCAAGACTTGAAGGAGAATCGTTCTCTTCATCAATTGGAGACAATAAATCAGTAGATATTACATTTACTGCTCAAGTAGGTGGTCCAGAAGACTTAAATAACGGAATCTTTATTTCCGGCTCAAGAAATGCAACGGGCATTCACCAATACTTTGCTTAATTTAAATTAACAGCCTCTATTAAAAACCCCGATTTATTCGGGGTTTTTTATTGGAAGTATAATCTTAATCCATCCTCTTGAGTAACGTCAAAAAAGAAGTCTACATCAACCATGGTATTTCCATTCAAAGAATACTTATGCGATTGACTTCTTAATTGAGCCCTCGAAATGTCAAAGTTCATACCCTGAGAAACGTTTAAAGTGTTTTGTATTTCTTTGCTGGTCAAGTCGACTTCGGCAACAGAAAACTTTTTAAAATTTATACCATTCCACACGTTAACAAACTCCGACTCATAGTAAAAGCTTGGTACATAATCAATACCAGGAACAGATCTTTTCTCAAACCTTCCATGAGAACGCCAATGCTCTTCTCCCCAATCAGATTTGCTTGTTCCCAACGGCAGAATATAATTTGTATAATGGTTAAGTAAGTCTTCATAACTATTTACATAAGCTTCATAATCAGGATTATACCCTGGATAAATATTAGGGTCATGACTTGATTGAACTAAGGGAATTCTTCCCCATTCAGAACCTCCCACACAAACATAAAAATAATTATCATCTTGAGAAACAAACCATTGACCTGGAATTCCGACTTTCTGTAAAACCTCTCTATGAAAAGCTACGCGCCTCCATATATTGTCAAAAACGGCAACATAATAAAATCCATCTATCACATAATCTGTACCTTGAGAGCCAAGAACTCTTAATCCAACTCTATTTTGAACAACAATACTATACACATTAGCTTCTCCAAAAAAATCATCAATATTATTGTATTCAAAATCTCTTAATATTAGAGACATAGAAAGATTTCCAGTGATGGGTAGTTGAAGTTTTCGGTCGAACACAAAATTACTACCCAATCCATATATAGATTGACGACTTATATTTACATCTAGATCTATAGATTGTATTGCAGCATGTATAGAGTTTATTTTTGCACCACCCTGGCTACCACTTATTTTTGATATGTTAACTTTTACATCACCAGGTGTAATTGCAGAAATTTCTGGATCAAGGAATTCATCAAAAACAACTCCTGTATTTTCTAAATCATGACCAATGCCAGCCATGTATTCGCTGGATAAAATTAAATTTTCTTCTGACTTTTGATTATCTTTTCCAAGTTTTATTGACGGTAATCTTGGTCTAGACTGGGAATCGTACTCTGAAAAATTTATTGTGCTCCCCAAATATTTTAAAGAACCATTTGGAAAACCTCCAACTTTTGCGGTATAGCTCCATCCAACAAGAAATGCATTACCTATACCCACTACAGTATATCCGTCGAAGTCGCTTTCTTTTGTGATAGAAGCAATATCTCTATGCTTATCTAAATTTGAGGCAACTACAAATATATTTATATCATCCTTGTCGTCCAGGCTATAAAAATTCTTAAATAAACTATATGTTTTTCCTACGTACAGATTTGAAGCGATTTCATTCTTGCCTTCGGCAAATAAATATTCAATAGAAAAAGCAACATCTGGAGATCTAGTTACTGGGCTCTGAAAGCCTCTCGTTACAAATTTGTCGTACCCAACAGCTCTAACATCTTGACTTTGATTCACGAAACTATATTCTACAGACTGTACTCTAGTTGCATTAAAGTATTTTGTTTTTGAATCGAGTTGTGATATTGCCTCAAGATTTTCGGGGAGAGGGGGAAGGTTATCAACATTATCTTCTGAAGAATATCCTGAAGACAAAATGTTCCCATACTCATCGAACAAAGCAAAGCTGCCTGCATAAAAATCAAAATATGTAGGAAAATCACCTTGCTCAATGGGTTTTTTATATGCAGGAGAATCGGATAATAAAACCCCAACCCGTTCATGAGTCAACCTTGTGATTATTCCTTGTGCCATAAATCATATTACACTATTTCTTGCGTTTAGTGTAATAAACATTTGAGCCATGCCCAATCAAAAAATATCAGAACTACCAGAGAGCGAACCCTTGTATGCAAGTCGCATCACTGCAAATAAAGAATATAAAGAAGAGTTGCTAGAAGAAGAAAAGGCGGAGCTTCAACAATTATATCTTGAAGATCAAAAAAAATACCAAGATTTGTCCTCTCTTCAATTTGATGAAGCTTCTATAGAATCTGACATATCAAGTCTTCAGGTTGATAGGGCAATTTTAGAAATCGCAATAGATGGATTCATCCCCACAGAAGAAGAGCAGGCAGAATTAGATCAAATATATAGCGATATAGATTCCCTTACCGCAGAAGACATTAATATAGAATATGACATATCAAGCTTGCAAGCAACCCACGTAGATACTCACGAAGAAATTGCTGAGCTAGAACTTAAAACCGCAGACAGGCATTACCTACTTATTGCTAGAGAAAATTTTAGAAACGAAAAAATTAGTTTTGCAAATTTACATAGATCTGTTTTGACAGATGCAGTTTACTTAAAGTCCGATCAATATATTCGTGGAGAAAAAATATTTCAAAGTCCATGCACAATCAAAAAGAAAGCTAACGTCACAGAATTAAAAGATTTAACCTCTGACGGGACTATCAGCGGTAATATATTTTGGGGGCAAACAGGTTATTATAAAGACAGTGTATCTAATTTTCCTGATACTTTTTTAGAATCTAATGTAGTTGATTCAAGTTTATTTGAGAAAGACTTTTATTTAAGCGGCTCTATGAATCTGTCGGAAGATTTATACAAGAATCAATCTTTTAAAATTCAACAGATTTACTCAAGCCAAGATTCACATTTTACATCTTTAATTTCTGGATCAAGCGATCTCCACGCAAACAATATTGTTGTCATGGGAGATTCGGCAGTTCGAGAAAACCTTGATTGCTTAAATGATATCTATATAGAAAAAGATATTATTTTTCCAAACAACAAAATTATAGAAATAACTAACGATATTAATTTTATAGATAATAATTCAATAAAATTAAAAGTTTCAGATTCGGCAAGTTCGTTTAAAGATGACCTATATATCTTTAATTCAACGATTAACAAAGCAGGCACACTTTCGGATATCCAGACACAAGGCTCTCTGAATGCTCTAGGAAATTCATATATAGAAAAAATATACAGCAAATATAACAACGAATATAAACCAATTACAGCGGGCGCAGACGAATCAATTCAATTCCGAACTCAAGTCTTACCAAACCAACAGCAGCAAAAAATTTATTTACCAAAAACTTTTCATAGCACCCCAGTAGTTCATTGTACTTTAGAAAACTCCGACGGTTCAGTAGATTTTGCCCTGATGCGAGTTGACAAATCTTTTATTGAAATTAAGCTGAGCTCGGTAACGACCTCAAACAACTTATATATCAATATTCTTGCATGCTCTCCTTCAGAATATTCTCCAAACAAAGATTCTATTGTTAGGTTTACTACTCCATTATATGCTACAAATTATTTTCTTGTAGGATTCCCTCAGCCTCAAGAAGAGATGCCTGTTTTATTAAATCAGCTAGAGTCAGATATAATTACAGAACATGTAATATCTAGTGTAACTAAATCAGGGTTTGCAATTAGATTTGCAGATGTTTTACCCGCTCAATCAAAACTTCATACAATTTTAACAGTTCCCCAAAAACAAAAACTCAACTAATATGGCAAAAGATAATAGAGTATCATCGATGACAGAAGTTACAGGTCTTTATGCAGACATTGATAACTTGATTCCTCTTGGAGAGCCACCAATAGGAGTTCCCTCCGATGAAGATGCATTGTTTTTAATTGCAAAGTCTGGAGTAGAAAACCAAAAAATTACTTTCAAAAACCTTAAAGGCTCTATTCTAGGAAACAGCGTTTTATTAACTGGGAATCAAACAATTAGCGGAGAAAAAACTTTTGCAGATGTTTGTACGTTTGAAGATACTGTTTTCTTACATGAAGTTATTGATACTACAGTAGAAGGAGACATTAGCGGTTATGTTTTTCAAGGCAATTCAGCGGCATTTATTCAACTAGGTGTTGGAGAAAAATTTGCGAATCAGACTTCTGCCATAGAATATGGATTACAAGTAGAAGAAGACGTTTTAATTAGTGGCGACTTGACAGTTCAAGGTCAAACAGAATTAGAAGGAGATTTAAAACTTCGCAATCTTGAAGTCACAGGAGATTTATATGTAGAAGGTTCTGGAGATTTTGGTGGAAATATTCACGTAGGGGATACGCTCTATACTCAAAACGATGCATACATTTCTGGAAGCGGAGTCATCAACTCAGATCTATACGTTTCTGGCAATTTAAATGTAGACAATATAATCTACAACAATCAAAATAATAATGTCAAAATTGACTTCAGTAATGACGGACTAAATCTAACAACAGAAAAATCTTCAATAGATATAAAAGATGAAGAAATAAAATTCATTTCAAATAATGAAGAAGCATTAAAAATCAATTCTGAAGGAAAAATTTTAATTAAATCAGACGATGCTCTGGGAGACATTAACGTCAGCGGAGATGCATATATCGAAAATCTTTACTCTCAAAGTTCCGATGGATCTTGGACTAAAATCTTCCCAGAAACACAGGATCAATCTGTTTATTTTTCTACGCCATTACGCAGAGGCCGCGAAGATCAATTAATTGAACTACCAAAAACTTTTGGCTCTATTCCAAATATTCAAAATTCGGTGGAAATTCTCAATGAAGCAGAACCAATTTCAATTAATTTTTCTGGAGTAAATGAAAATTCTTTTACAGTTTTCTTTGATAGAGCTTTAAATACCAATGATTATATTTTGCACACTCAAGCATCAGTTGGAGGCTCAACTTCTGTCAATCAAACAACTACCCAATCATTTGCATCTTCAATTGTCGCAGGGTTAAACTCTTACAATATTTCCTACCCAGAAGCTTTTTCATCAAAACCTTCGGTTTCGGTAAATTTAGAAATTATTGGAGGCAACGCAGACTTCGAACCTTTTGGTGTTTCAAATATTTCTGAAACTTCTTTTGACTTAGTTTTCGCTTCGGCTACAACACAAGAATATAAAGTTCACGTTTTTGCATCAAGATAAGTCTTGACAAAGCTTTAGCTATCTGGTATAGTTAAAGCATGACAAATCTATTATACAGAACTAAATGTTATTTGGTTGGTCATATGCAATATGTTTCAGGAAGAAACTGGAGAGAGCATGTGACAGAAAAGCTAGACCCACTAAATATCACTTGCTTTGACCCTTATAAAAAACCTTTTCTTAAAGACGTAGAAGAAGATGAAGCTTCTCGCCAAGAAATGGAAACCTGGATGCGAACAAAACAATATGATAGGGTTACAGAAAGAATGAAAACTGTACGGGCATATGATTTAAATTTGGTTGACCGTAGCGACTTTATTATTGCTCACTTAGTTCCCGAAGTTGCGAGTTGGGGCAGTGCAGAAGAAATTGTTACGGCAGTAAGAGAGAAAAAACCTGTATTCGTAAGCATGGAGGGAGGCAAAACAAAGACTCCTCTATGGATGCTGGGTATGTTTCCCCATAAATACATTTACAATAGTGTTGACGAGATCATTGAAATGTTGTATGCTATTGATGATGGAAACAAACCTATTGACTCAGATCGCTGGAGATTACTAAGAAAGGAATTTAGATGATAGAAGTATTGGCAAGTTCATACGAATTATTCTTAGGAGACTTTTTATTTTTCGGGGTTCTTGGAGCTTTAGCTTGGGCCCGTAAAAAGAAAGAAGAAGAAGACTTTTATGGATAACGAAATTAAAATACTTCCACTTAGCACCAGTGACGAAAATGAAATATTAAGGATAATTTTTGCCTGCTTAAAAGCGCAGGATATTATTTCTACATTTGGAAAGCTGAAGGCCAATTACAAAAACTGTCAAGCGTTTTATACATGCGAAATACTTCCTCTAATTAAAGATCAAAATCCCTGTATACAACTTTCACAAAACAACCAAATGATTGGCTTAACTTGCTGTTCTACTGCCATGAACAAAATTTACGATTTTGACTGCCCAACTGCACTTGGAGTCGTTACGTTAATTGATCCAGCAAAAAGAAATCTAGGGTTTGGGAGTCTCCTTAGATTATCATTAAGAGAAGAGCTTAAAAAAAGAAAAATAGAAAAATTTATTTTCGGAATTCACGCAGACAACAACGCATCATTAATGAATTCAAAGAAAATCTCCGCACAAATTGAAAAAGACGCAAAGATAACATCTTATCAATTCGAAACTTATGCTTGAAGAAATAATTTATTATTTAACTAACAAAAAAAATTTTACGAACAAACAACAAGAATTGTTTGGTGCGCTATGTAACGTCTTTATAGAATTCCCAATAGACAATGAACCCCCAAGCTCTGCAGTAGTGTCGCTGGCTGCCAACTCTGGAGCTGCATTACCTAATGCCCTAGCTGCAGGCCTATCCTGCATAAGTAGCCAGCATTTACCTATTGAGCAAATCGCTCTATTCATCAGCGAAAACCACAGAAAAAGTGTCGCAGAAGTTCTTGCGGAAAATTCTAAAAGTAAAATACCAGGGTTTGGGCACCCATCGATAAAAGGAATTGATCAAAGAGTAACTTATTTGCTAGAAAACTTTTCGCATTTAAAATGTGATCATACAAATTTTTGCATTGATCTAGAGAAATGCATGCCTGTCCCCATGAACATTGGTTGCGCAATCGCAGCGCTTTCATTAGATAATGGTATTGATCCAGAAAATTGCTTATTTCTTCCCCTGATAGGAAGAATGTTCGGATGGCTCAAGCTTTACAACAAAACAAAACACAAATTCAATAAAGTGGTCCCCTCTTTTGAAAGCGTAAAAAATGAAAATAGAGAAAATAATCAATCAATCCCTAACGCAGAATAAAAATAACTTAGAATTTATAGAAAAATCGCTTTCTCTAAGAGAGGATAATCAAATAATTGATGGTCTAGGAATCAATTATTCAAAAAAAAATATTTTAACTATAAAGCTTTACGTAAAAATAGTTAATCCTTATCCAATTATCAATTCCCGGTTTGAGCAGTTTTTCTTTAAAGGAGCAAATTTTCTTCATCATGGAAAAAAACTTTTGTTAAATTCGCAACTTCCTCGGAACACAAACAGATCAATAGGCTTGTCAGGAGTAGCTCTATCATTTAGGCACCACACAACAAATAATTCTTACTCTAGCGCAATATCAGGTTTAAAAATTAATAAATTAATTAATTACAATAACTCGGTAGACAAATCAATTTCAGGCGTATCACATCATAGGTATTATTATATTTTTAATAAATTCTTAAAAAATTTATTCTTACAATCTTGTAAAATAAATCTGCCAATAAATAAACATGGACTAGAAATATATTTCACCGGAGAAGGATTAAATAAAAACAAACACATATCCCCCAGTTTATGTTTCACAATATATCCTGTTTTCGGTAAAGATATTAAGAGCGACTTAGTGGAAAATTTTAAAAATCTTCAAAAATATGAACCGTGGGTCATAGAAAAAGATATTATAGACTCAGTCAAGCTTTATAATCCAAGAATGGTTCCTATGACAAAAGGCTATCAAGTAAATAAACTAAGCCGTAAAATTTATTTTTCCTGCTTGTCTTATAATTTCTCATCTTTTCTTTAAATTAATTCTTGACATTCATTTGAAATTATACTATAATCATTCCATGAACAGCAAAGTATCAAAACAAATTAGAGAAATATTAAACTACGATCCAAATTGTAGTGATGCAACAAGCAAGCGAGTATATTCTCGCGCCAAAAAACAATACAACAAACTTAGCAAAGGTGCAAAACCTTTATTTATACAAGAACTTAAAAATTTATATAACAAATCAAATTAATTATGAGTAATCAAACGCAAGAAAAGCAAGAATCAAAGTGGCGCAGCAGAGAGCTTGGAGCTCTATGGGTGCGAAGTGGCAAAAACCAAAAGTATTTGTCTGGAAGTATCAACATCGAAACAATGCCTGGAGTTACAGAAAACATCAAGGTAGTTGTTTTTACAAATAAAAACAGAGAGAAGAACGAAAAAGCTCCTGATTATGTTCTTTATCGATCAGAAGATCAAGAGCAAAAAGCAGACCTAGAAACTGCAGCTGCTCAAGCAGCTCAAGAAGTTGCATCCAAAAGCTCGCAGCCTTCTGCAGAGAAGGATTCAGATATCCCTGAGGAATTATTTTAATTTATTATGAGTAATATCTTATCAAACTTATCGAGTACTGGCGAAAAGCAATTTTGGCACAGTAAAAAGTTTTGGGCAGCAGCGGTAGCTGTTGCAGTTCCTATCTTGAATCATTTTTTCAAGCTGGGTCTTACACAAGAAGTTGTTGTTCAAGTTGTTGGACCAATTTCTGCTTATATTCTTGGTCAAGGTCTTGCTGATCTAGGCAAGAACAAGAGTTAACTGTTCTTTGAATTTTGAAATATAGATTTCAGCCCATTAATGATTCTCTAAATCATTTCATGATGTTAATCTATATTTTATATGGGCGTGTACTGGATTCGATTTAAATTGGATTGGTATACTGCAAGCAGAAGAGGCGCCAGGCTTCTATAAAAGGCGCAAGCTGATACATGGCAAAAACAAAAGTCGTATCAAAGCTTTCAGCCCTTACGCTGAAAAGCTTGCTCTAGCAGCCTAAACACCTGCTACCCCTCCCTATCAGACGCAGATACGGTAGGTGAGGGGTCAACCATCTGCAAAACAGAAAAAGTTTATCCATATCACAAACTGTAAATAATTGAAATGGTTAGTTGGATGTTTATATCATAACTTAAAAAAAAATAAACTAAGCTTGTAGACGTATATTCTCGAAGATTTAAAGACGGGAGTTCGACTCTCCCCACGTCCACCAATTTTATGCAAACTCCTACAACAGAAAAATTCATCTACGACCACTCATCGAGAGAAGTATTTTATGATAAGTTAGCCACTTTTGAAGAATACTTCGTAGATGAAATGTTGATGCTAGGCGTAGCAAAAAATGGATCAAGTATTTTTGACATAGATTTCGAGCATCACGAAAAACACGGAGAGTTGTTTTATGGCATCCTAAAAGAAGGAATTCGTAACACTCCTCCGTTTTTAGTTTCAGAAGTAGTTGTTGATAACCGCAGAGAAATGCAATGCCAATTTTACAATTTTGGAGAATCTCAAGGAGAAACTTTTTTATATATGATTAAAAACGCTATGGATTGGACGAATAAAAACGATTTCTGTTGTCAGCTTTTCAGCCTTATAAACCCAAACGAAGAAACAATATTAAATTTTTGGTCAACATGAACATATTAAATAAAATTAAATCCTTAATACCTGAAAAAAAATCAGAAGAAAGTCTAGACTTAAATTCTGTAATTATTAACAGGTTATATAAAGAAAAAAAATCATTAAAAAATAAACCTGATGATATATCAAAAGAAGAATGGTCTAAGCTTATAAACCAGATGATCTATTCCTTTAGATATAAAAAATCAAAAAATTATATTAAATCACCAATGCGATACAATCAACTAAAATCTAGAGTACAAGCAGGTTTTAAAGCTTTTCAAAAACACCACAAACAATTATAACATGGACGAAGAATTAGAAGACGACGAAGAATACGAAGGAATTGAAGAAGGAGATGTAGTATTTGAAGCAGATGAAGCGTTAATCTTGGCACTCAATGAAATTCATAGCCTTAAAGAATTAGTTGAAGAGCAGCAATCTGCGATTTCAGATCTAAGGGATGAGCTTATTGAGCTTAGAAAAAAGCCAAAATCTTAAATTTTTTCTTGACCAAATGTAAATTATATGAGATAATAGTCTCATATGAAAAAAATCTCATTAAACAAAGATGGTACTCCCCGCAAACGCCGCAATAGTGGCAAAGGCGGTTCCGCTATTGTGACCTTGTCTATTCAAGAGATTCTTGATCTTGCTGCGCAAGACGTAACTTCAGTTCCGGTCAGTGAAGACTGGGTAAAAGGTAGGCTTTATGCTAATTATCTTTCTGGCAAAAAAGTATCTCAGGATTTTTCAGATCTACAATCTGTAGAAGATAAGATTGAATACGCTATTACCGACTTTGACGATGAATAATTATTTTTCACATTTAATTGGGCAAGACAATGTTAAGAAGAAGCTCAATTTTTATCTTAAAGCGTATAACGCTACGAGCGTATGCCCATTTCTAAATCTTGTTGGTGCAAAAGGGTTAGGTAAAACATTATTCGCTAAAGAGTTTGCAAAAAATCTTAAGAATAAAGATGGTAGCAAGCGCCCGTTTCTAGAACTTAACTGTTCTACCATAAAAAGCAATGCTCAGTTCTTTGAGCAAATCTTTATTCCATTGATCATGAATAATGAAATCACTATTCTTTTTGATGAAGCTCATGCTCTACCTAAAGATTTAACTATGGCCTTCTTGACGATCTTTAATACAGAAAAAACTAATACTAAAGAATTTACTTTTGAAGATCAAGTATTTGAGTTTGATTTCACCAAACAAACATTCATTTTCGCGACTACAGAAAGTGACAAATTATTTCCTCCTCTCAAAGATAGGCTTAGCACAGTAGATTTTGAGCCATACAATACAGATAATCTCGGAGAAATTATCAAGTTAAATTGCGATGGTATTAATTTTAGCAATGAATCATTGCATAAGTTATCTCTAACTGTTAGAGGTAATGCGAGAAATGCGGTCATGCGTTCTAAAGAAATCGTTCTTTATTGTGAGAGTGAAAATCAAAATACTTTTGAAGTTGCAGATTATTTAAATCTTACAGATTTGCTAGGTATCTTACCTCATGGTATAACTTGTACAGAAAAACAAATCTTAGAAATCCTGACCGAAAGAGGTAGCTGCAAACTTCAAACTTTATCTGCGGTTACTGGACTTAGTCCCACTAGTCTCAGAAGGGATCATGAAGTGTATCTTCTTAGAAAGAATTTCATTCAAATCGACGGAGAAAGAAAGATCACTAATTTTGGTAAAACTTTAATAGAATCAATATAATAATAACATGACAGAAACACAACAAAAAAATGTATATGTAGTTACTCGCAATTCTCGCAGAATTGAAGATCGAAACTATATCTCCAAAGCAGAAGCTGAAACTAGAGCAGAACAACTTGTTGCCATGCTAAAAAGATGGAAAGATCCAGACCAACGCAGAGTGAAAGTAGTCGAAACTTCCTCTCCATCAAAAATTAGATAGTGGAAGAGTTACCGAGTCAAGAAAAGTTAATATCATTCGAAGACATCGCATCACAGAAAGGTTATTCCCCAAAACGATGTAAAAGAAACGAGTTTGATAATGTAAGCCACCTGCTTAAAGCAAAAGGTAAAAACGGAAAACCTATTGAGATTCGTTTTGATGTAAAGAAAATCAAAAACAAAAAACAGAGCCAAGAATGGTTATGGATTGAGTTCAAAAATTCTCAAGGCAAACAAGGTTGGATTCATGGTGATGCGCATTTCGTAGCCTTCGAAAGAAATTACGATTTTATTGTTGTGAACAGAAAAGAGCTTTTAAATTTCTTAAATTCTGGCAAAAAGATCAGATACGACCTCCCATTTGTTATGCTTGCAAAAAAAGCTAAGTATAGAATATACAAACGGCCAGGCAAAAAAGAAGAAATTACTCAAATTCATATCAAAGATCTAAAAACTTTCAAATCTTTTCAGATTTGGAAAAAAGAAAATGCCTAGACAGTTAGATTTAGACAAGACTTATATTAATATGGCAAAGTCTTGGTCTAATTTATCTCATGCCAGACGGAATAAAGTTGGTTGCTTGATTGTTAAAAATGGCACTATTATTTCTGATGGATATAATGGTACCCCACGAGGCTTTGACAATAATTGTGAACTGAAAGATGGTAATATTCTTGTGACAAAGCCTGAAGTCTTGCATGCAGAAAGTAATGCTATTACTAAGTTAGCAAAAAGTACTCAATCGAGTAGCGGATCAACATTGTATACAACCGCTTCTCCCTGCGTAGAATGCTCCAAACTAATTATACAAGCAGATATATCTAGAGTTGTTTATGATGAAATTTATCGAGACGATCAAGGTATTAATTTACTTGAAAAAGCTGGAATAATTATAGAAGAACTGAAAAAGTAAATTACAATTATACATGTTTGAATCATTATGTATTTTAGTAATTGCAGTGTTATGTTATATTGCGTTTAATAGACCCAAACAGAATGACGATTTACTTGAAGAGTTGCGTAGTGACAATGAGTTCTTGCGGCTCCGCTTAAATGAACACGACTCTCTTCACAAGGAGCGTGAAGAGACGCTCAACGAAACAATAAAAAACTTACAATCCTCGCTACACAAACATCAAAACAATGTACAAGCTAGTAGCACAGAACACAAACAACGAGAACAAGACCTAAACAAAAAAATTGTACAATTAGAAAAAGATCTGCAAGATGAAACAGAAAAAAGAAAAAAAGTATTATCACAAAAGAAAAGTGGTGAGGTTAGGCTTGGACATATCGCCGAAACACTCGCACCATTTTTAGATCAATTTGAATTTGAACCCGAACGCTGTTCATTTTTAGGGCAACCAATCGATTACATTTCATTTGGCGATGATGAAATTACATTCATCGAAGTCAAGAGTGGCAACAGTCAACTCAGTCAAAAACAAAGACACATCAGAGATTTAGTAAAACAAAAATTAGTATCATGGAAAGAAATCAGAATA